TGAACTACCCTTGCCTAAAGGCAAGGGCTTCTTGGATCGTCATTGATCCAACATACCGAGGATGATCCTCAATAGCTTGTCCCAAGCAAAAAATGTTTTCAGCAGCATTCTCATCCCTGTCATAAGTACTTCCGCAACTACAAGATATTGTTCTATCTGATAATTTGATAGTATGTATCTTGCCACATTTATTGCAGGTTTTAGAAGTGTTCTTCGGATTCACTAAAATCAAGTGATTAGTTTTGTATCCTAAGAATGACAGAAACTGCGCTAATTTAGCATTACGTAATGCTCTATTCAGGTTCTTCCATTTGCCTTCAGACATTGATTTGACTGATAGGTCTTCTGCATAGATTGTATCATATGTTGAACCGAGTCTTTTAGAGACTTTATGCTGATAGTCATTAATCTTTCTGACCTTAGCATCATACAATCTACTTATTATTTTCTTTACAAACTTGTGCTTTTGAGATCCTTTTTGTAATTGATCTGCTTTGCTTTGTAACTTACTAATTTGTTTGTCAAAATACTTGGAGTCAGTTCTATTTTTGATTTTGGTACCATCGCTTGCAACTACTAAATGCTTCAAACCAACATCAATTCCAACTTTGCCGGTGCCCTCTTTCTTTTCGATATGATCTGTTGTGATGTTCAGATAGAATTTGTTATTCTTATTAGAGATGCTAACTTGCTTTATTCCACCTTGTAATTCACGGTGTTTCTCAAATTCAATATTACCATATGCTTTGGTATACATGATTTTGTTATTAATTTTGAAACCAGATTGTGGATAACAAATACCAAAGAACTTTTCACAACTACGGAACTTAGGAAAACCAGCAACTTCTTTCACCTTCACTCTTCTAAAGAAGGCCTTATAAGATCTATCAAGACGCAATGGCACTTGTTGAAGAACTTGACTATGCATTTCAAGAAAAATTGGATCTGTTGTTTTCAGTTTGGTAAGTTCTAATTGTTGTTCTTTCTGTCCAATTTTGATACCTTGTTTGTAACTCTCAATACGCTGATTGAGAAAATAATTATACAACCAATTGAGCTTATTAGCATGTTGCCAAAGCTTTGATTGTTGTTCCTTATTTGGATATAATCTGTATTGATAAGTAAGCATTATTGCTCTTGAAGTGTTCTTTGATTTTCTATGTATTCCTTGAGAATATCTATAGTTACATTTCCGGTAGTTGATAAGAAATAACTTGGACTCCAGAAACTATCACCCCATAACTTATCTTTAAGAAAGTTCTTGTGTTTCTCACGAAGCATTCGACTTGATCTTCCTTTGAGGACATTTATGAATTTACAGATATCAAGCGTAGGTTTAGTTCTAAAAAGTACATGAAGATGATCATCGCCACATTCTTGTTCAATCACTTCAACATCAAATTCTGAAGCAATAGTATCTATGATTGTTTTCAAATCACTTATGATAACTGCCTCTGTGAATACTTTTTGACGATATTTTACAACTGTTATGAAGTGATAACATAAGGAAAACACAGCATTATTTGTCTTATCAGTTCTATACATTTCTTACCTACTGAAATATATATCGAACTATTGATAGTAATCTCGACTTATTTCAGACGGCAATTCATCCCCCAGCTAAAGCAAGGGGATTTCTTGCACGATCAGGTTAAACTTTTCATCGTCTTGCGACACGCTTTCACTAATTAGTAATTCAGACGCTGTCCCAATTAATTTTGCTAAACTAACTCTATCAAATACAGATAGAACCAGTTCCCCACTATCAACCATTATTCTTATCTTATTTAAATCTCCTACAATACTTACAATGTTGTTCATAATTCCTCATCGTCTTCATCAACTGTTGAGATTCCAGCATCTAACATTTCATCTTCAAGTTTCTCTAAAAGTTCTTCCTTATCCAATTGTTCTATTTCTTCTTTGGTAACCTTCTTAGATCTTGACATCTTAACTTTCTTTGATGCGCGATCTTTTGGAAGGCAAGGTGGAGCTTTATATTCTAATATATCACTCAAAATAAAACTGGTGGAATGTTCATTCTCCCATTGAAACTGTCCTAAAAACCTAATTGCGATTCCAGGTTCTATCTTCTGCGCATATGGATACCCAGATAGTTCCTTTTCAATCCGAATTTTCATGGACTCCCATGCCTCAGGGAAGCACAACAATGCCGACTCATCTCCCCATGGATCTTGTAGGGTCAGCCTGGCCATTTCCTGACCAAATATCTTAGAGTCTTCCTTTTTTACTGTAAATGAGAAGACGCTGGTAATTACGCCCTCCAACGGACGTATCTTATGGTTGGCAAGATAGTGAGTATTTGCCTTCCTATTTGCCCGCTCATCATCTTCGAATTTTCTTTCCCATGGAAACATCTGGGGTAAGGCTGAGAATGGAATTGTCTTCTTCTTATCAAAGAATTTCGGGTACCTATCGAAGATATCTCCACTGATACCCTCACCCATGTAAAACTCTTCAAAAGCAAACAGCTCCTGGACACTCCAAGGATCAACTTCTGGAAATGGATACTTGAACTCAGCTAATTGCAATTCTACGCGCTCTGGTGAGATTGCTACGTCTTCATTACCAGATTTGGCCCATACCTTATCCAGCTTCGCCATATGACTACGAAGCTTTGCGCGATAGTCAGAAGCGTAATGGAACATCAACTTCCGATTAACACCAACCAAATCCAGAATGTTAAAATCGAATCCAAGCTGGCCAACCACACCAAATGAATCCAAACTACCTGACGCAGCCATGGCCTGAATACTTGGAGATCGAACTTTTGAAGCATCAGTTCGATAAATCAAGTCCTGGAAGCTAGTAAATGGACGCTTAGAAATCAGCTCTGGGATTGCGTCCTTTCCCATGTATTTCAAAGAATCTAACCCGGTCATCAGGGTCTTGTCGTCAATGATCTTCCAAGATAATTCTGAAGTATTAACATCTGGCGGAACAATTTTCACTTTGTGATTTCTGATCTCCGTCTTGATCTTGAGAATATTGTCCTTGGATGCCTTGGCATTAGAACTCACCTCGGATATCAAATTGGCAACCAGAAACTCAATTGGATAGTTGGCTTTGAGATAAGCTGTATGAAAGGAGATCATTGAATACAACGTGGCATGACTCCGATTGAACCCGTAGCCACCGAACTGCGCAATGGTCTCATCCCAAATCTTGGTGGCAATTTCCTCAGGGATTCGCTTGTTCTTGACCGCGCCCTCGATGAATTCAGACCTCCACTTCTTGACCTTCTCAGGATTCTTACCCTTCTCTTTGGTAAGTTTCCTCAACTTATCTGCATCATGCAAATCCCATCCGGCAACATCCTGTGCCAGATACATTAGGCTCTCTTCATACAAACCAAAGCCATAGGTACTAGCGAAGGCTCTGGTTAGCGAAGGATGCATGAGTGAAATCTCGTCATCACCATTTCTAACCTTCAATAGACCAGGGATGGTGTCTTTCGCTGCCGGGCGTACTAGAGCTGAAATAAGCGCAATGTCAGCCACGCTTTTCGGCTTTACCTTCTTGCAAACATGAATTGCAGTGGAGCCTAATTGGAATACACCAAAGGTATCTCCCTCTCCAATCAAGTCATAAGACAAAGTATCGTTAAGTTCATAATCAAACTTATCAGGGATTTGCTTACCTGTCTCTTTGATTAGCTTGTATGTATTTCCAATAATATCAAGAGTTTCCACTCCCAAGATATCAATCTTTACAAGGCCATTCTCTTCAGCCTTCTCTTTATCGTACTCAAGAACAAGAGCCCCAGAAGTATCACGTCGAAGCGGTACAAGTCCGGTAAGCGGCCTCTTAGAGATGATAATGCCGCCAGCATGCGTTGACCAAGCACGTGGCAAGCCACAAAGATCCGCATATTGTACTAGCTCCGGATATTGCTTTGCGTATTCTGCAAATAACGGAGCATCTTCCAAAGCCTGTTTGATACTGTGCATTTCGTCTGGTAATGAATCAGCAATGTTATTACCAATTTCTACAGCTGCACTTCTACCCTGGCCTCCGAATTCGAAAACACGAGCAATATCTCTGGCATATACTTTTGGAGTTATCGTGTTGATATTAGACACATGGCAAACATTCTCCGTGCCATACTTACTACATAGATAATTGTATAGCTTCTCACGGCCAGATGATGCAATATCATTGTCAATATCCGGAAATGCTTCCTTGTACTTATTCAAGAAACGAGCGAAGATTAGGCCATACTTTTTCGGATAGGCCATGTGAATGTTATTGCAATAGGCGGAAAGAGAACCTCCAACGCTACCACGGCCAGGACCAATTGGGATTTGGTTATCGCGGCACCATCCCAAGAACTCTGCCGTAATCAACATGTAACTTGAGAAGTTTCGATATTCTAGAACATCAAACTCTTCCTTCATGGAAGCGTAGCTTTCGTCCCTATCAGCTTCAGGAATTTTTCCTTCTTTGATCTTCTTCTCAAGACCAACTTCACTACGATAGCGATAGAACTGTGCGTCATCTCCGAGCTTGGAATTGGTGTGCTCAACAAGCTTGCCACTACCCTTCCATTCCTCAAACTCTTTGATGTCTGGTTCGTTTTGGTATGGGAAATCTGGAAGCTGACTCTTTTCACCAGTTGAAACAGCTGGGTCAATCCAGTCTGGATTCTCGCATTTATCAGAGAAGTAGATAGTATTTTCGAAAAGCGATTCTACAAACTCCTCTCCCCAGAGTTGAATATGGCGAGAGAAATGTTCGAAGATTTGATCTGAGTTCTTGATGTAAAACTCGTGCTTATCATAAATCAATCTTGAACCGGAAGTCTTCGGTTGACCTGATGCGATACAAGTATACACATCATGTTTCGCATGATTTTCTTGCTTTGTATAGTGAGCATCGGTGGCAACGATACAGCGAATGCTGTACTCCTGGCCAATCCGCTTGAGTGCCATATTGATCTTCTGCTGATTGACTACCCCTGAATATGGAGAAGAGCGGCGTTGTAAATTATGAGGTTGAAGCTCTAAAGCAAAGTCATCGCCGAAGATAGTTTTGAATCGCTGGGCAGCAGCCTTCGCTTCGCTAAGCTGATCGGCCATGATATACTGGGAAATCACGCCACAACCGCATGCTGAAGTGCAGATCAAACCATCGCGAAACTCTTCTAGCATTTCCCAATCAATGCGTGGGATAGCTCGCTTAAATGCCACAGTGAACTTGTCGAAGCCCCGTTTATTCAGAGTCAACAAGTTCTTGTAGCCAACTGCGTTCTTTGCCAATAAAACAAGATGACGAAGAGTTGTATCTTCGTCATCATTTGAATTATCAACAAAATAAACTTCACATCCAGCAATTAGCTTGATGTCAGTCTTCTTTGTAGCTTTGTATGTGTCCCAAAGGGAAGCACAAGATCCATGATCTGTAACAGCAACAGCCGTTTGCCCCGTCTCTTTTATCGCCTCAATCAAACCTTTTGGAGAGATTGTGCTATCACCAATAGATCCTGTTGTGTGATTATGCAGACTTACGAATGGTCTCACCGAGTACCTCTTTATGAATCAGATAGCTAGCCGCCATAGCGCGCGACCAGTGATAATCACTGACTCCATCCGAGGTACTCGACACCAATTCATTATACAGATCACTATCTACATCTGCAACAATCACCAACAGGCCAGCTAGCTGAATATCAGAAATAGGATTCTCTTCCGAGACTAGCATTAAACATTGGTTCAAAAGATACTTTGCAAATCTTACAATATTACGAGCCAGCATAGTAATTTTGCTGTAATCTTCATAATTTCTAACAAAATCCACTATATCGCTAAGAGTGTTAGGCTCAAAGCTCTCAAGATCTTCAATTAAGTTGTCAAGGCAAGGATTGATTTTCATTTATTGTCCGATTGGTATTTGATTAACCATCTTAAATGTATTCTCAAGATTGTCCATAAGCTGAGCGCAATTCGCCGATCCACTACAGCGAACTTGAATTTTAGTGCCCCCATACGGGCCGGTTGCGATCAGCCCGTTTTTCTCAACATAAAAAACACCAACTCTTGTATATGTCTCAGAGGATCCAAACCCCTCTTGCTTGAATATATTCAAGGCATTTTTAGTAATGGGAGCATCTAGTTCGAAGATATACCCCTTACTACCGCAACAAGACTTTACTAGAGTTCTTTTCATTCGCTATCCTCATCACTATTCGGTGTAACAATCATACCGCGAGAATTAAATAGGAATACACAAAAGTCAATCTTTGCTTTTTCAATATCGATTGTCTCAGTATAGAAAGATCTTCTCTCTTTCACATCAGCCTGCAATACCTCCAGTTTTGCATCATTCTTCATATCGAATGATGTATTTGACATATTTCGAACGGCCTTAATTAGGTCTCGTTCCAACTCATCTGTCTGTTTTGCCTGGGCGGCATCTCTCCAAGCCTCGCTCAACTTGTTCCAGGATTTATCTGAAAATCCATCGGGAGCCGTAGACTTCTTCTTACCCTTACCACTATTCTTTGGTCTTGCCATAACAACTTTCCTTTATTCTATAACGTTTGCTTTATCAGCAACCCATTGCAAAGTGAACTCATCCTTAATTGAACTCATTAACATAGCATATACAGCTGGATTATTAAAAACTTGTTCCGGGTTTCCACCTTGAGCTTGGATATTATTTGCAATAGCATTCCTAGCCTCAACTTCATTTAGAACAGAGTCTGGCTCGCTTTCACGAACCGAATCCAAAATCAAAGATAAACGAGAATTCTTTTCTCCTTGATCAAGATACTTCTTCTTATCTTCATCCGAAGCTGTATCAAACGAGATACCAGACTTGGAAGCAATATACTTTGCCTCTCCTTCGATAATGAATTTTGGAATTTCGAACTTGTTGTTCTCTAATAGCTTTGTGGCCACCTGACCACGAATAGCTTCTTGCTTACTGCGCACCAACGAAGCCCTTGAAATAGCTCGTAGTTTTTCCATTAGCTCTTCAATATTTTGAAGACCCATCATTTGATAAAACTCATCATTTATCTGATGAGGCTTGCGCTTTGTTCCCATATGAACAGTTATAGAGAACTTTGCAGTTTTCCCAGACAAAGCGCCATCTTCAAACTTGAAATCGAATTCGCGAGTCTCGTCAGCTTTCATTCCCAATATGTTTTGATCAAAGCCAGTCCAGCGATTTGATCCAACCGTATACATCTCTCCTTCTACGGTATTTCCATCAAATGGTTCACCATCAATCGTGGCTACGAAAGAAAAGGTAATCTGGTCACCAACCTCGACCAAATCATTCTCTTCATATGGCTCTGCTTCGCCAAGACGAAGACGAAGATCGTATAGAGACTTCTCTACCAATCCCTCCTCATTAAGCACCTCAACTGGCTTTGAAACATCAAACTTGATATCACCTAGAGTAAATTCAGGTTTCTTATGCAAATCAACTTTACAAGAGAAATTGTTCTTTGAAATTTTTACATCGCCAAATGATGGCTGTCCAATAGGTTTGATGTTAAGTTCGAAGATGATATCGTCAATTGCATGAGTTGCCATCTCTCGCACAACAAACTGATTAATTTGCGGCCTAAGCCTGACCTTGATGGCTTGATCGGGAGCTTTGCCGGGTCGGAAGCCTGGCACTCGAAGCTTGCGGCATTCGGCCACTGCCTCATCAATCTTGCCAATTACAACTTCAGGATCAGCTTCGTAGTGAACCTTTAGCTTGCAATATTCCGGTTCCTCAAGAATCTTCACGATCGGGTATTTTACTTCTCCAGGAAGACTAAGTTCTTCTGCACTCCAACTCTTGCCGGCAACATCAATCTCTTTTGGATAATTTGACTCACTAGAATCCTTATCCGCTTTTCTGGCAATTCCCTGATAAGGAATATTATCAGTGATAGGAACTAAGCCAGTGGTGGCCCCCACGGATCTGCCCTTATTAATAACAACTTTTTCTGAATCTTGCATAATTACCATTTCCTTATTCCGACCATCGGCTTCTTCTTTTCTAAAACACCCTTTTTGGTCAAATAATCTTTACCAGATTTACAATGATCTAAATAATCACAGTATTTACATAGGAACTGCGGATTTGGTCTCCACAATTTCTCTTCTTCGATATTGGACGCAGCCTTCATAAACTTCTCGCCCACAGAAATTACTTCTTCTCTGGTAAACTCCTGTGTAAGATAATCAAAGTTATGTCGCAATAGAATGAATGAAGCCCTAATTCTTTTTATTGATTCATTCTCAAGACATAATGCATAACAATATGTCATTACCTGAAAGAAGTCTCTCAAATACTTTGGATTTTTAGTTGTCTTGTAGTCAGCGACATGAAGAAGTCCATCTGGATCTAATTGGACTCTGTCAATAAATCCATTCAACAGAACCTTATTATTCAGATTTATATAAAATGGCTTTTCAACATCAAGTACGTTCGGGAGGCCCTCCTCTTTCAATATGGCCTTATATTCCTCTACGATTTCACGAGCCTCCTTGTACTGAAGCCCGGTCATCTGATTCTCATATTCAGCGTAGGCTGACTCCCACGCAGCGTCCATTACAGGAAGCCAATCCTCTCGCTTCGAAGGATCTTCAATAAGCGCACGATGGAAGTTCTCCAAAACTTGATGGAGATACTTTCCGAATATATGAAAATCTCGCTCTATCCTTGGTAGTTTGTCTATGTAGCAGAATTTGAATTTTGCTTTGCAGTCCTCAAAAGTTTTGGTTTTGCTGACAGATAAGCTTAAGTCTGTATTGCTCTCATCTTTGAAAGATAAGAGACACGCTGTAACTAACATTATAATCTAACCTTTAAATAAGCCGTCTATACTTGAACGGAATCCACTTAAAGACTAGACCAACACCCTGCTCTCTGCTCGACCTCGTAACAATACCGGCTAAGTTAGATGTAGGATTCTGACTTTGATGATAAGGTTCTGTTGATATAATCCATCTACCAACCCTATTATCATAATAGTAATATGTCATCGTATTATGAGTTGGATTATAATGAGCTTTGACAAAGCTACCCGCCGGAGTAATGGCCCCAACATCATTCGTTAACAACGACCCATCGCGCGCTTTCGCCTGATCTTCTAAATCAAAATACGGGCGATTGATCTTTGGAACGCTTGGGTCATATGGTTTTTCCCTAGAGTCCTGGAATATGACCATAGCCCTCGGATCAAAGAATGGCCTTTGTGCATTCGAACTTTCTTTTTGTATATTATCGTTGCGCGGCTTCACATACAACACGCGACCTGGCAGCGTTCCAATGCCCTTGCCTGTCTGCCCAATTTCATCTGTTTCTGAGAATAGAATCTCATATTTACGCTTTGGCTTTATGAAATATGCAGCGCCACCACCTGGCTCATAAACTTCATATCCATCAGGAGTATTAGGGTTATACGATACTGGCGTAGACTGAACCTTAAATCCATCAGGTTTTCTGTGTGGATTATCTTCTTGATCGACTATAACTCCAGCAGTATTCCCGAACGTTGTTGGGTTCGGATTTTCAAAATTATCACCGAAAGGATAAGTAGCCCCTGTCATTGGATGAGTGAACGCTCTATCATGAGGGTTGCGCCCACCAATTACACTTGTCTTATATTCTTGACTAATTACCGGGCTATGATCAATTCCATCTGTGGCAAATGCCTTCAATAGCACATATGCCGAATCCGTTGGCATTTCGATTGGCCCAACAGCAACAAATGAATCTACGGTAGGATCTGTACCATCAATGGTATAGAAAATCGTAGCCGGCATATTGGTATCCAAAGTTACATTTGATGGAATACCAGCAAGCAAATGTAATGGGGATTCTACTATAGATATGGTAATTGTAGCCATGCTTCACTTTATGGAGTCCAAGAATTTCTTGTTCACCGGATATCCAGGAGTTTTTCTCTTTCCATCCCTGTATAACCTATGCGCGGCTCTGCGTAGTAATTTGCCAATAGTGAAGTAGTTTGAATCTCCAGTGGTTCGAAAAAGCACAAAAAAAGCCTCAGACTGTTCGAGCATCGTAATTTCCGGATACTCGTAATGTCTTCGAGCTAAAACACCCTCCCCAAAAACGTGATTGAAAAATCTATTTTCGCCAACGTCCCGAAGCAATGTCTCGTACTCCTCTTGAATACGCTTTGTAACTTTCATTGGCATCAACAAAATGCCCAACAATTAGCATATCAAACCTTCGTGTTCTCAAGATATAAAGTAACGAACTTTTTAGTATCACTAAATAGTTATAAGTCCTTCTCCAAACTCACCACTTGCAAGATATCCATTTTGGGTATAATTGTCGGAGGGTTACTTACATCTCTGGTAACCAAGCCTAGACTCTGAGCCAAAGATATACCTTCCCGGAAATCTCGGCAGCGCGGACCAACTGGAGTTTTCGTTACTGGAAACTTCTTGGCAAACAAATTGTCCGGCAATGAATCAACCAATTCACCAAACTTCAATGTATTAAATGGTACTGAAGTTCGATATCCTGAAGTAACAATAAGCGCAGCGAGAAACATACTGATGATATTAACTTGTTCAGTCTCAGTCATATTTTCCACAAATCTGCCCTTTGGGCCAACTCAATAACTGTATCTGAAAATTCTTTAATACTCATAGACCTTTTCATCATATTTATTATATATGAACACAATACTATATTATCGACTGTATAACCTTTAGAAGAATCAATACGATCAATTGTAAGCTTATCTCGCGCTCCAGGCTCAAATTCCAGATTTCGCCCGCTATAAAAGCATTTACCTTCCTGCTTGGTAAAAATAGATTCTAATATCTCAAGTGAGATATCAAAGTATATATCTCTATATTTAGATGATCGTTTGGCATTATCAAAAATTCTTCTCAGCGTATCTATTTTTGAATATGCTAAATATCTAGACTTATTATGTTGTGATGCGCACAATCTGCACAATCCAGCCAGCCCATCCCAACTCTTAGTATTAGAATTAAATTCACCTAATATTTTCCAATCAGAACATGTGCCACACCATTTATATGGAACATTATCATATATTTTATGTGCGACACGTGTAGCGTTTTGACGACGAATCGGCACCCCATAATACGTTAATATATTTTTCAAACAATAAGGATCTTTATGATTTTCACCTAATATTTTTGCACTATCCTCTAAACTATTACCGTTTTGATATGCTAAAATAGCTTCCTTAGCCGCTCGATAATCATAACGCTTTGCAGAACTGAATTTACCCATAGCAATAAGTTTTGCCACTCTAATAGGCAATGACAAATCCCCAGTTCTAACACCAACTACTAGATCTGGTTTAATTAAAGATCTTTCTGTCTCAGATGAGTGTAAATCCCCTGATTCCGGAAGATCTATCCTAATAATCTCTATAATCTTACCATGAATAGAACGAATTCCGTCTGCTTCTTTTACAAATCTAGTATCTGGTATTATAGCTTTTTTTGAAGCCGCAATCTTACTAATTGTTCTACAAATCCAATAATCATCTTGAATACTACGAACATATTCTGTACCAAATAATTGCATAACATCACGAGGACTTTTTGCAACAAATCCCTTAGTTACAATTGGAAGTCCTGTTTCAGTTACCATCGCAGGTACAAATAAATCTAACTCTAAAGGAATCTTAAATGGTATCTCTTTTTTAGATGGATCTATAAAACATTCAAAAGGAATACTAAAGATTCTAGAGGCCATCTTCTTTAAGTCATCAGCAAAATGCAAGACATCAAAAGATTTACCCCTACTATTTTCTAGCACTAAATTACAAAAAGTATCTTTACCATGTCCTTTTGCACCAGATATTCCATATAATTCTAATACTCTAGTTGATGATTTCCTATGTGTCATAAGCTAATCCCATTACGTTTTCTAAGTCTACGTTCCCTCTTACGCAGAAATGGTTCTAGTTCTGTATCTGTTGAATAGAATCTTTGGCCGGCATTTCTACATTTATGCGGTTTATTTGCCTTATCTAAAGAAGGATGCCAAAACTCACCGAACCCTGACATTGGTTCGCAATCATTCATTACGCAATGGCAACGCTTACAGACTGCTTTTCGATCTCCCCAATTGTTAGTTCTAGGAAAATCCTCATCGCGCGCAATCGCTTGCTCGCGTGTCATGTTTATTCTATTGTCCATTGCTAAACCCCTGACGCTCTTCTTTACGCCCTCTTATCACCATGCTTATACGGGCGAGTCTGGTTGTAGGCATCCTTAGCAGCAATAGCCTCACCAATATCAATTCCAAGCGTGACTGCGGTGTCCATCGCACGAATTACGATATCAGCAAGTTCCTCTGCAGCACAAGTAAGTGTAACTGCTTTATCGCACTGCTTATGAAGATTGCCTTTTCTATACGCTTCCCAGAGTTCGCTTACCTCACCATGAAGGTTGGCACAAAACTCACCAAATCTACCATTTTGCATATCCTCATCATTCTCATGGAAGCCTGAGATAGTAGCTATTTTGTATACGTGTAGAGCAACTGCAGATAATGCAGATATGCTATCTTGTGGAAATTCAATTACTTCGCGGGTCATAATTACCTTTGTACTCTCTGATGGCATCATAATCTTCTCTTGGCATCCACATTCTGGCAATGCCGTCCTTACCTCTAAATTCTACTAATCCATCCGGATCCTCTTCATCAACCAGAGAGGTAGTATATGGGCCATGCTCTTTTGGTAATATTGGAGAGTCCCAAGATTCAATAATCTCTTTTAGCTTCTGTAATTCTTCTTTGCTTACCATGACGTCACCACTCTTGCTTCGGCTCCATCATCGCCTTCCTCGACAAGAATTGCGTGAGAGAACTTATCTTTCAGATCTTTATTGTGAGTAATAACAAAGATAGTGAAATCATTTTGCCACTTGCGAATAGCATTCGCAAAAGCATCAACCCCCTCTTCATCCAAATGAGAATCGACTTCATCAAATTCCAACATACGAATATCAATGCCCAAACGTTTCTGAATTACCCTTGAGGTACCACGCTTGAATGCCAGTGCGATATACACGTGTTGGCCATGTGATAGCTGGAAGTAATCCCTGACAACGCCATTGCGGCGATACTCGAAATTCAAATCCTGATCTATCCTGACATCCAATTCAGGCCTAAGCTCTTTGAGTGCGCTATTAGCTTCAAATTGAAGTTCATCCAGTACAGTCTGAATAATGAAGTTTGGAATACCTCTATTACTAAAGGCATCAACTACCATTTGTCGAATCCTGAGTTCCCTCTGAGATTTTACCAAAGAGGATTCAAGATTTGCTAACTTGACCTTATCAGCTTTACGGGTGGAGATTCTCTCTTCCAAACCACCTTTAACTGAACTGAGTCCTGAAATTCTGCGATTATAATCGATGATCTCATCTTGAGCGAGGGAGACTTCCTGATTGAGCGCAAAGATCTTATTATTGATCGTAATGGCATTTGATTTTTCAACGGCCTCTCGGAGAGCTTCAAGTGAACTGATTGTTTCTTTGATTTGGCGTTCTTCATCTTGAATCTTTTTTGCGATATCATTTTGGTCAACACACAACCTATCAATTTCCTCACGCAACGATCTCTGCTCATTACCCAGGGTTTTGATCAGGGTTTCTAATTTACCAATATCATTAATTCTAGTACGAACGACTTTCAAAGATTGATCAAGGCGAAACTTTTTACGACGACATTTTGCAAGAGCATCTTCGAGAAACTCTATATGTTCCTCTTGTTTCTTGAGTTTTCTAGTTGCTTCATCACACATCTCTTCACGATACTGGGAAGTGATTGACTGATGGCACGTTGGACACTCATCACTATCTGGCAAAGATTTTTTGATGAATTTGATTTGGGCCTTGGCTGTGGCGATGATCTCACTGCCCTTAACTTCATCTACGCAGACGCTATCGTACTTCTGCTGAAGATCATCAATATCTCCTTCTGGAGATAAATCACCAACTAAAGCCGAAAGACGTTCCTGTGCTTGAAACTCCTCTTCTTTATTTTTCTTTAATCTGTCTTCCTTATTTGTAATTATGCCAGACAGGTCATCAAACTTCTTATCATTTGTCTTGGTATTTTCCCTCAACTTCTTGACTAGCAGTTCTTGTTCAGAAACTTTTCGGTGAATATCTATATCCTGTTGGCCAAGAGATTGCTTCAAGTCCTCAACTAATTGACGTTTCTGTTCGGTGCTTAGACTTGCAGATTCAATTAAATCACGATGATTTTTTATCTGGGTCATCGTGACAATCAGCTCTTCTTCAGCTTTTTTGATATCTATATCTGGATTTCCAATAACCGATATAGATCCTTCGAGCCTATCAATTTCTTTTTTGATAGGTCTAACCTTCTTTGTTGCTAATTCTTCAAGCTTTGTATATGGCGCAAGATTTAGTGGTTCTTTTAGAACTTCCTTACGCTTCTTCGGATCTGTTACTGAAGTGATGCCAGTCAAGTCAGCTTGCCTAAACAAAACCGAATATGTAAATGCTTTGTGAGATATCTTAATCAGATTATGAATGAGAGTGTCTGTACAGCTCGGTGTTCTGCCGCTTATCGAATCCCATTGGCCAGCGGCATTCTTCTTATAAAGTCTGACATCAGAAGATCCTGTATCGCAACGATGTCTGTATATTCTATAGATCTCTCCTTCAAGTTCGAAATCAAATTCTACAACAGCTTTTCTTTTGCCATCTCTGACAATTTTATCCAAAATTGTAGCGTGAGACTGATTGAACAAAACATATTCAATTGCTCTGAATATTGTTGTTTTACCAACGCCATTAGAGATTCGATCGTTTTTATTACTACGCCCTACAATCAAAACACTTTGGAAATTAATATCAATATCCGTAGTGTTGTGATTCATGAAGTTCTTAAGATAAATTCTAAGAGGTCTCATCGATACTTGTCCTCATATTCCAATCTGATTTCGTGAGCCGCCTTTTTGAATTCTTCTCGTTCAATATCATTTTCAAAGATATTCTTTCTAGTGTCAGCCCACTTATTGATACTTTGATCAATCTCCATTGTATTATCAAATACATCCTCTGGATCTATTTGAATTGCAGATATACATCTCATCTCAGTAAAACCACAGATATGATGTACTTCAAGGTTAGTTTTTAGGTAAGACTCTACTTTCTCTCTGTTAACATTTTCTAATTCTGCACCATTGAGTTGAATTTCAATTCTGGTAATAGAACCCTTGAAATCAAGCCTTTTTGACATTAGGCAAAGCTCATTGATAACAAACTCAGTTGAGTCCTTACCTGGCGGCACATCAATCTTCACAGGTCTTAATGCTCTCGTCGGAAGCCGAATCTCAATGAATTTGTTCTTGCTTTCTGAATCTAATAAAATTGCAACCTTATCGTTGTCAACTTCCGACTTGGAGAAATCGGAGCGATCTAAACTTCCAATATGGGCTGCATATGGATTGTGATGTTGAATTACTTGAGGATGATGAATATGGCCCATCCAGACTAAATCAAACCATTCAAACATCTCTGGAGGAACGTACAACTCATTCATTGTATCGCTAATCTCATCTCCAATTGGAATAGAACCTTCAAATGCCAAGTGTCCAATTGCCACCTTGATTTTGGAAGATGGCTCCTCAATCACTTTGGCAAGCTCTGCTGTAAGAGCCACAACACCTTCATCTTTGGTCTTAGAGTCATACATTCGCTTATCGCGAAATGGCACAAACACAATTGTGAAGTCATCCAACTCTAGACGAGTAAAGTTTTTGTAGACAGTAGCGCAGTCCATCTCAAGCTCTGAGACTAAATCCAATGCTGAAACAACATATTGTCCGCTGCGCAAAATGTCATGATTACCCATGACGATATGGACATCTATACCGGATCGCTCGCACTTCTTGAGCCAGCGCATGAAGATTCCAATGACAGCAGGGTGCGGGCGAAAATCTTGGTATACATCACCAGTAATCGCAATAATTTTAGTTTTGGTTTCCTGACACTTATCAAATGCCCAATCCAATAAATCTACTTGATCCTGAATCCTACTATTCAGTTGACCAAGTTCCGCAGATTTTCCGATTGAAATACCCTTCCCAAGATGTATGTCGCCTAAAATCAAACACTTCATACCAATTCCTTAATACGATCAATTCTAAGTTGAAGTTTTTCTGTAGTTACGCGCTTTTTAGGAACTGCAATCATAAAATAGAAATCAATCCACCAAATCAGTTTATTGATTAATTTAAGTTTTATAGGATCGTTTTTGTACTTCTGTATTAGATGTTGAAGATGTTTAGACCCATCAAACAATATCGGTGATATGTCATCTGAGTAATCAATTTCATCATCATCAGAAATATCATTACCATATTTAGATAGAACTCTTTCTGCAACAACAGTTCTTGGCAGCCCCTCATAAAGGGAAATGAATTCAACACCTCGACCAGATTGACCACAGCCGAAGCAATTAAAATGGTCTGACACGAAATTATAAGCAAAAGATGGAGTTCTTTCCTTCGCCCCTTTGTGACTTGGTAATGGGCAAGTGATATTATTGCTCCATTCAGGGCGCTGATAGTTTTTCTCTATCTTAAAGCCATAATTGCGGAGAACCTCAATCAATCTTATTTTTCTGTTTGCCGACTTGATATCGGCAAACATTTCAGAACCATCTCCAGAGTTTGTACTTTCGCCTGTACGACTGCCTCCGGAATTTGGTCTGGTACTATCTGGAACCTTGAGCATAATGCCTTATATGCCGACAACGATTCTTTCTCTTCAGTAATCATTTTGATTATCTGATTGCGAAGATCATTTGGCTGCATTGGACATCTGCTGCGCAGGTTGGCTCGACAATTTACTTAATTCTCGCTTTAATTGTTGAACTTCAAATTCCATATCGTTCAACCTATCACGATAAACTAGTAATATCTTAGTAACAGCACTCAAGACAACAACAGAACCTTTGCCGTTATCTTCCTCATTCTCATCGTTATTCATGTCGAGAGCTAAATTGATAATTTCTTGCCTAATTTCTCTTTCAACATCATTAGCTATACTGCCACGATTCCTCTTGAGAGTTTTATCCTCAGTCATCTTGAGGTAACGAGAAATTATATCAATTGCCTTCTTTGACTTTTCGTCATGGTATTTGATAGTCTTTTCCGCATTCTCTTCAAAACGCGCCTCGTACTCTTTGCGCTCCTGCGCATCTTGCTCTTTTTGAGCAACAGCTTTCGTCTTTAACTTAACGCTACGAGTCGCTACAATTTCCTTATTGGTAGGCATAAACCCCATTCTCTTATTAGGATCAGGGGCAGCCAATCCAGGTCCGTTTACAAGGCTTCTAGGCATCTTCGTCAATCTCCACAACCATTCTCTGTTCACCAGGAACTAGAGGCTCATGTGGTCCTATAACATTCCCACCAATCTTGGTGCGAAGTGAAGAGATTAATTCATCAGCAAAAGACTCTATAATGGATCCGATCTCTCCAGCATCTGCAGTCTTGCCAAAATAATCTTGGGTTCGAACAGCAGCTTTCCAAAGCAAATCTTCTACATCATTATACAATTCACTTCTTGAATAGATGTATTCTTCAGAGTCTTGGCGAATAGGAGTGTTATTGACCTGATGATTCAGTTTCATAGCCACTTTTTCAAGCCCATGAAAATTGGCCTCTTCAGCCTGGGCCAATAGTCGTAGCTTTAGATTTTTAGAAATAGTACGCATTGAAAGTCTCCTATTATTCATATTGCAGTTGGTGGGCTGCACCCCATTAATTAAATCACTCATAAACGTTCGGGTTTCCCACTAAGAACTCTTCCATTTCCATATATCCGTAATTATCTCCACCTCGACGCTGCGGGCTGACATATACTTGGCGAGGCCCTTCTTGATTGAAAATTGGAGCTAGTGGTGTCTTTGAGCTATCCACCTTTCCATCCAAAATCATTTGGATGACCTCAAAAAGCCTTTGTCGGCGCTCTGAACGATTACGCCGCTCAACCGCTTCTTTTGCTTTATCGATTACAGTTGACGGGCTGTACCCCGTTGGTTTTGCGATCATCTAGGCATATGCCACTTTATTGGTACATTGATAGATGTTAGCCCCACCGGTTGTTTCTGGTTCAGTTGCCCACTATTGCTGTTGACGGGCAGCACCCCGTTGGTTTTAAGTGCTATCAGGGCGGCGGCGGCTATTCCACTCTACGGAATTTGCCCTTACCACCCTTTAGTTTCGAATTACTCTCCCCATAGGCCTCAGCCTGCTTCTCCTTCATGTGGTCTTCCATGCAGGCCAAAACGTCACGAGCAATCTCATCTGGATCTTGACCGTCTTGTAATCTGAACTTAAGGTCTTGATATATCGATACTTTTTCTTCTTTAGAGAAGGCAAATGGAACTTTCTGCTTTATTTCCCCATCTTCACTACTACCAAGGGTTTCAACTATCCTTTTATAGGTCTCGTCCGTATAGTCCCTGTCTGGCTTGGTAGAGAATTTGTTATCGCCAAGTAACTCACGAACTGACGTATTACCATTTGGTTTCATGCATCCCCCATACCGCTAGTGAAAATATTTAGTTGTACTTGTACGGCATCAGAGGAACCAAATAATTGCTCGGCAGTCCTAGCTGAAATCGCGAAACTACTACTAGCAACATCAACATTCTCCCTAAGTTCATCAGTAAGACCGTTAGGGCCAATCCTACCCAACTCTTCTTGTAATAAATGTAGTGTTAATGTATTTATATACAAATCAACAATCGATGGGTGTATTGGATGAAAACGCATTAGTATTTCCGATTTCTTATCAAATCCGTAGTGATCTTCCTTTCTTTTCTGTGAATTTCGGGAATGCCTCTAACAAAAGATATATCCTCACCAACTTGAGGGACAGTATCTTCGTCTTGTACCAAAACTAACTGTGCATAGAGCCCACAAGGTTTATGCATTTGAATGAATCTTTCGAGCAAATGATATTCGTGATCAGTCCACATTCGTTTGAACTTTTGATCGAATCTATCTTGAAGATTGTATACCAAATGGCGAATAGCATTTTGATCTAGCATCGGGCGATCAAAAAGTTTCACCGCATCAAGGTAATTTATAACTCCATCAAGATTTACCAAAGAATCATCTAGTTTGAGTATGCGGTTCTGTGTAGTAGAACAAAGAATGAATCCATTCTCTATTCTACCGTAACAGCCTAGAATTAAATAAGCATTTTCCTCCACATTTCAACTCGCGCTAGATAGCTAGCGAATTATAGATCTCTTGGAATAACCTTAACTACAATATACTTATTCTGTTGTGATATTTCAAATCTCTCATTTTTGGAGATCTTGACCATCCTGCGTGCTTGAGCGTTTCCAAGAGCTTCTTCTAGAGCCGGAAATGCCGCTGCCGAACGCAAAATCAAGTAAACATCATTAGGGAATATCTTGTCCATTCCCTCTTCGCGCATCGCATGATCTTTTACTGTTTGATTTGGCAGTGCAAAAATATCAATTGGTAGATCCTTAATTTGGTCCCAAATCTCAGACGCTCTGGTTTGTTCGGCCTTTTCTTCCGTATTTGCCATACTTACTTCTCCTATTATGCTGCTTTTTCTTTATCTTTAACAGCATCTCTCAAAACTTTACGCAGGGCATCTATTTTCAAAGCCCCTGTTAATGTGGTGATAACTTCACCATCTTTAAACAATATAACAGTAGGAACGCTTCTGATCTTATAATCTTTTGCAAGTTTTGGGGCATCATCTACATCAACCTCTTGAAATCTTATAGTGGGAAACTCCGGCTGTACTTTCTTTATTGTATTAGCCACTGTCTTACATGGAGCACACCAAGTTGCGGCAAACTTAACAAGACTGATTCCATTATCAATATCCAACATTCAAATCTCCTTGTAGATATCTCTTGCGCTAATTCTTGCTGAAAAAGAAAAAGATCGATGTTCACTAATGAACATATCGATCTTAGATTCGACTCTGAACTTCTGCCGCCTTACGCAATGCTTCCTGAGTTTTCTCGGCAAATTCCTTACCCAGAACTCGTGTTCCCTCTATAACTTCTGTCTCTGTTATAATTTTCTTATCCAACAACAGTTTTTCTAACACTGAAATACGAAGAGCTAACGTGGCGATAACCTGGCTCTGACTTACAAATAATTCCTGGATAGCTTTGTCCATCTCTTCGCTCCGTAGTAGCTAACCGAGATAATGCCTAGTTCCAAACGAACTTAAATATCGCAATGATTTTCAATAGATTACTTAGCAATGGCAACGTCAGGAAGAAGTATACCGTTGAGATGATCTATTTCATGCTGAATTATCACTGCCACAAACCCGGTGGCTACGAACCTATACGGCTGTACCAGGTTCCCCTCGACGACAATCTCTTTGTACCTAAGAGTTCTCTCATACCTATCAGGGAAACTCAAACAGCCCTCTCCATCAAATTCGAATTGATAATCAAAAGATATTATCTTAGCATTTACCAAATCTAGTTTGATATCATCAACACGGACAATTGCCATTTGTTTGGCAACTCCAACCTGAGGACAGGCTAGCCCAATGCCAGGACGGCCATTCTTTTCAGACCACTTCAATGCATTCTCAAGTTTTGACCTTAGATAATCTACCTCGGATGATAATACAGGTTCACATTCCACCCTCAGTAAACTTTCATTAGTAATAATCATCGCCAATTCCAGATTGCTATCGCAGTTATTATAAGTAATAGACCAGAAAAATCTAATGGCGGAACTAAAGCCAAAAGAAATATCATAATAGCAAATGTTTCTCTAAGTGCTATCTTATTCATAAACTACATTCCGGCTCTGGCCTCTTGTTGCTTTTGTTCACCCTTGAATAAAACCACAGTCATATTACGTCCAGTAACAGTTGGATCGCTTTCGTACTGAGCAGAAATCAGTTGAGCAAACTTCTTCATAGTTTCTGCCCCAATGTCACGATGGGCCATCTCTCGGCCTCTGAATTGTACTGTTACCTTGAGACGATTACCATCTTCAATAAACTCTTTGAGCTGACGGGCTTTAACCTCTAAATCATGCTCACCAGTACTGGGGCGCAATCTAACCTCTTTTATTTGGATTACGTTATCGCGCTGCTTCTTCTTGGTAACCTTTTCTCTCTTCTCTTGTTCGAATTTGTACTTACCAAAATCAAGTATCTTGCAAGTGGAAGGTTTCCCGTTTTTACCCTGTGATACCATTACAAGCTCTAGACCTGAACTGTGAGCCATCCGTAAAGCTTCTTGAGTATCAATGACACCAATGTTATTATTATCCTGGTCTATACAAACTACCTTTGCTTCTCTAATAAAACGGCCAAAGACATATCGGTGATCAGTTCTGGGTTGTGGTCTGGAATATCTCAAGTAAATCTCCTAATTGAAAGTAATAACGTGTCCATCGATGCGTCTTGGCGTTGAGTACATCTCCTCAAGAAGATTAGGCCAACGCTTTTCCAGTTCTTCCAAACTGCGTTGAAGCCCAGTCGTCACCTTAATGCTACCAATTAGCATTGAGTCACCATCCAACTCTTCTTTCAGAGTTGTATGAATCTCGCTCACTGCGCGAATCGCAAGCATCAGAGCCTCGTCTCGGCTCTCGATATCATTAAAAAAATCGCTATCTACTGTGTAGATGCCCTCTTCCTCTTTAATAAAGAACTTTTTTCGCGCCATGTTAGCTATCCTAATTCAGAATTATTGCATCAAGTTGCTTGTGTAGATCTATATCGATGCATTCCAAGCTTCTTTCAAGGTCTTTTATTATATCAAATTCAACATCCCCAATATTATTTTCATATTGTATAACTGGGAATCCCATAATTTGAGATACAGATACTATTTTTGATATATCTTTTATTGAAGATAAATGATCAAATATACAACATACCCAAGCTTGTGGTATATCTTTGAATGATATATTAGAATATTTCTTAGACAGAAGGTCAGAATCATCATATTCAAAGTCGTGTCTTTCTGACCACTGCTCATGAAATTCTCGAACGGAAATCATGTAATCTCCTTTACAACTTCTTGAAGGGCCTTCCATGCCGGAGCCTTCCAATTAGGATTACGCAAAAGAGCTGATGGGTGATAACATGGCATTATTTTCCAATAAGCACGTTCTTCCCAATTGCCACATCTGGTGGTAATTCCGCCCTCAATCCCAGTCAAACTACCAAGGGCGCTATTACCTAGCGCAACTATAACTTTTGGATTTACTACTCTAATCTGGTCTAATAGATATGGCTTACAATTTTCCATTTCATCCTGGTAAGGCTTGCGATTACCAGGCGGACGGCACTTACAAATGTTCGCTATATAAACATCCTCGCGCTTCATCCCCATACTCGCGATCATATTGTCTAATAGCTTTCCAGCCCTTCCAACAAAAGGACGCCCCGTTTCGTCCTCGCTCTGGCCTGGAGCTTCACCAACGAACATCACCTTAGCGTCAACATTTCCCTCGCCAAAGACGGTTTTAATTCTGCTCCCCTCTAGCCTGCAGAGCTGGCAGTTGACAACTTCGTTATTTAATACATCAAGACGTTTCTGTTTCGAAGACATGGTAACATGAATGGACCCACGCCGACTTATCCCTCTCGACAGGTTACGATCTACCCAAGTAAATCAACATCTCATCTATTAAACTTGATTCAATATATCCAAGAGCAACATTGCATCTATTGCATAACAAACCACGAAATTTTCCAGTTTTATGGTCATGATCAATATATACTTTGGTAAGATAAAAAGATATTTTACAAATTGCGCACGCATTATTCTGAACAGGAAAATCACTATTCGACAGTACTTCAGCTACTTTATTAGCCGAATACAGTTGATTCACATACAAATCAATTACCTTGTCGTGAATTTTAGATAGATCCTTCAACTAACCCATAAATTACATTATCGATGTGTTCAAATCTTCGTCTCATAACTTCAATAGCAATAGGGTTTTCGTCAATCAAGATACAATCTCTACTATGTTTATTTGCAGCCTCTCCGAAAGAGCCACTACCAGCAAAAAAATCCATAACCATATCACCCGGCATCGAATGAACTTTCACAATTCTTTCTAATATTTTAAGTGGTTTTTGAGTGGGATATCCGGTCTTTTCCTTTCCATTAGTATGAACTATTGTATTCCACCAGCTATCCGTAACTACCTTGCCCTTTGATGCTTTATCTTTACCTACTAAACCAGGGGCCATATAGGGTATTCTGTCAGCTTCATCGTAATTAAAAGTGTAGTTCTTACTGTCTTTTGCATACCAGAAGATGTTATTATGCTTTGCTGACCATTTCTTTTTGCTACGCCCACCATAATCAAAAGACCAGATGATTTCATTCATGAAATTTTCTCTGCCGAAGATTTCATCAGTCCATACTTTTACGTAGTGACATTCACGCCAATCTAAATGAATGAAGAAACTTCCATCATCAGTTAGTAGGCGATGAGCTTCCTGTATTCTTGGTACGATGAAATCCTTGAAGTTATCAAAGGAATCTTTATAAGATTTATCTGCTCGCGCCTGAACTTTTCCGGTATTGAATGGCGGATCGATATAAATCAATCTAGCAAACCCATCTTGAAATGTACTCATAATATCTAAGTTATCGCCGTGGATGATTTGAATTGACATATTACTTATATAAAGTGTTCGACAAGTACCCAAGTGCATCTAAGGATGATTCAAAGATTTTACCGCAAGTAGCACCATGAATCATCAGATTGTCGATCATTTCGAAATCCTCAATAAGCAAGCCGTCCGGCTTAACTCTTTCCTTGTAGAATGTCTTGTTTATTGTATATCCAACCACAATCAATCCATTAGCCAATCCATATCCAATTTCGAATGCCGTACCAGCGTCAATAGATGGTCCACGAAATGGCGAGATATTAGCCAGCACTGCTACACATGATTTGATGAGGCTAAGATTGCCTTCATAAATCAGATAGCCATTTTTCTCTTGATTGATAGGCTCTTCCAACTTGACCTCTGAATCAAGCGGAAATACCCCTTCAAATCCACAGATATTACATTGTGCTTTTAGAAACTCTGCGCGCTTTATAACATCAGGGAAAAATACATCAGGGCCAGCAAGATATATTCTATTATTCATATTATTCAATTTTTTCAGACTACAGGTCGCTTCATAATTACCATCAATCATAGTATGTACTACAGTTACTACGAGATAAACTGTATTACCATCAAAACTTACACCAGATTCAACTGTTGGCACTGATGGTATATCTGTTGGAATTTCTCGGTCCTCCTCTTCAGGAATAAGAAATATGACTTTCATATCAAGTTCCGTGTTTGATAAAGCCTGTACTTCCAAACCCACCAGTTCCACGCTCAGTATCTGTCAATGAATCAACAATTATGAAGTGAGCTTGTACAACAGCAGATATAATCATTTGAGCAATACGATCTAGAGGATTGATCGTGAACACATCCACACCATGATTGATAATGATTATACCAACAGGTCCACGATAATCACTATCGATGGTTCCTGGAGAGTTAACAATAGAAATACCATGCTTGAGAGCGAGTCCAGAGCGCGGACGAATTTGACCTTCGAAGCCCTGTGGTATTTCGAATATCAAACCAGTTGGAATCAATTCCCAATTCTTGGAACTGTATCCACGCGGACAAATCTTAATTGGGCCTTCAATTGCAGCATGAAGATCGAAACCAGCCGATCCTTCTGTTTGATATTGTGGAAGAGGAACTTCAACAGACCCAGTACGCTGTACATTAATCAACATAATTCAAACCCGGTAAATATTCGTTAGAATGTCGCCAAATTCACGACTGTTGACAGGCTCAAGGCCAACAGCCGCTTCCTCGACCTCGAATTTGATCTTCTTGATTTTTGCCTTAACATAATCAGAATCGGTTGTTATCTCAAGAGAGATATCTGAGATTGCGGAAATCGGAGTTTGTGTTTTATTATCATAGATAAATAGTTCATCAATTCCGTAAACAACATCGCCTATCTTTTGTTCAACTTCATTAGTTACTATTCTTATTTCAGCATCATAGACATTACACTCTTTATCATTCAAATCAAACTCATGAATTTCAGCCATTGCAACAACATCAATAGGAACCTTAACAAGATCTATAGTTGTATATACAAGAAAGTCTCGAATACTAGCACTACAAGTAATCTTTTGGACAAACTGAATAGTCTTACCAGAAATTTCATCAATCAGTTTTGTACCAGTATTAGTTCCATCAGATATAATCTTAAGCTTCATTATAACCTCTCATTCGTATCCATCTTTTCCCCCATATCTTTCATCTAAATCTTTAAGTATCTCTTGAACAGCCCTTTCTTTTTCAGCTGTCTGTAACATCTTCCTAGATGTTACATTGATAATAGTTTCTTTGTTTGCAATCTTAATTAAGATCTCGGCAATTTCTCGATACTCTTTAAATTGATCTTCTGTATTCTTTCCCTTACCATATTTAGCATGGAAATCATCATGATGAAAAATACACAGAGTAACGCCATTAGCCACATCATATCTCTCTGCTGGGAAATCTGCCCAGGCATTAAGATGATGTGAATTTAGAGCTACGCCTTTTCGATTGCAAATGATGCAGGAATAGTTATCTCGGCGCTTTACATCTTGCGCCCAGCGAATGTAGCCGTAGTCATCTTTCCTATCGAAGAATGTTCCCATCATTCCACCGCCTTATGTGGACAAGTCCTATCTATTCCCTTTGCCATATTACAATTATGACAAAGCACCTGATAATCAGGCGGATATCCGTTCCGCTTAATCCAATAATAAGTAAGGGCAGTTCCTTGAGATTTAAGTTCTCTAGCTTGAGCCCTACCACCACCATTAATGTGATCAATGCAAAGAACCTCTAACTCATCATCTCCGCAACAAGAACACTTGCCGCCATAATGCCCAATTACATCAGATCTTATTTTAATACGTTCTTTGTAATCTTGACTATTTGTATCTAAATTATAGATCCTCTGCTTATGATTACAATTATGACACAGTACGCGATATCCATCTGGGTATCCATTACGCTTAAGAGCACACCAAAGAGAACTTTGACCTCCGTGCTGCTTTATATCTTTTGTCCCTCCGCCATTAATATGATCTAGAGCTAAAAATTCTAGATGGCTCTCCATACACAAAGCACATTCCAAACTTGTAGAGTACGCAGATAAGACCTCGGTTCTGAATTTGATATGCTTATTTCTAACACAAATCTTACACAAATAATCTGGTTTTGATTTGACCAAATAATATTGACCAAGTTCTAATAAACCATGATGTTTACAATATCTTTGACCATTCGCTTTTGCTAGTTCATATTCTTCTAATGTAATACCTAATCTAATAGCTGCCCTCTGTAATACTCCACATTCAGGACACCCATCTTTAAATACAAGATGATTATCTGGAAGTTTCTGAAACGAGCCATGTATTTTGCATACAAGAGTCACCTTAGACCGGCGATTCCTATACTCCACCAAAGAATAGTCCAATACATCTCCAAAAATCTTTTTGGATTGCTTGATAAATTCTTCTTGAGTTTTCCTGATAGCCATCAGTCTCCGAGCAAAGACCTAATTGCTCGCAGACGCTTCTCGGGATCCTTGGAAGATGCAGCGATTTTTACGATATCCTTCAGAATATCGGCAGCGTCTTTGAATGAATCCTCGGCAGTCTTAGAAAGACATTCCTTGCAAACAACGATGGAATTATCAAAGCCTGATAGCTTAACTGTTTTGAGATCGTGCACAAAACACTCGCCACCGCAACCCTGGCAATTCATCGACGCTGTATTGCAGCCGCTGTCTATAAAGTCTTGTTCGGTCATAGTACCGCCTCACAAAGGATACACAAATATCCCATATATCAAGGCGGAAACTATGACGCGATTTTCTCTAATTCTGCTCTGATTCCGGCGCTTTCGCTATTAACACCAGGGAAATATTCACCCCATTGAGGATGAGGATTTGGAATTACAGCATATTCCATAGCCAAAGAGTCATGCGGAATTACTGGCTTTCGAAGTAATTTCAGCCCAGCTTCCTCTGGAGTTCGGTTACCTTTGGCAGCGTTGATGGCCAGGGAAGCGGTTACGCAGTTCTCCCAGACGCTTTTCCCGCCACGAGCCTTCGGTATTATATGATCAACCGTCAACTGAGACGGAGGAAGAATAGCGCCGCTATACTGGCAGCGATACAAATCTCTGCGGAAGACACCACGGAAATTGAACCTTGGCATGAGTGGCTTCTTCCGTACGTATTGCTTCAGAAGAATAATTGCAGGGTAGTCCATGTCCTTGTACATGGGCACGCCTTTCCACGTAGCAAGAACGTCAGCCTTGCCAGTCATGACCAAACGAACCATTCTGGAAAATGACAGAAAGGAAATAGGTCTGTATACCTTATCAAGAAGTAAAGTTTTCACTGGTTTTTCAATCTGTCTATTGACACTCTGATATCTTCGCCAGGCGTACTTGGGGCCTCAAGTCCCACGCACGTCCATCCAGCCTTATCTCTCCTAGCAAATAATTCTAGACAATTCCCAGTTGGGAACATCTCGCCTAGCATATTTTGTAATAAATCTGGTTTTATAGAATGCTTTGTTGCTGGGAAGAAATGAACTGATCTCTGAGATTTATTTGCTAGATGGTCGTATATCTTACCACGAACCCCAACCAAAACAAGCTCGTGAGTTTGTCTGAACAACCGGCCCATTCCAAACGAAAGAACATTAGCCAAGTCAAATGACTTAATGTCTTCTAATGAAAATATACCATTGCCTTTTTTCATCCACAATTTCAAATCTTTATATAAGTCTTTAAGATGAAATTTCTTTGTCTTAATCCAAATATGTGTTTGTGTTTGCCTAAATCCCCAAGCCTTCATTACATCAAGTCCTTCTTGTAGTAATGAAGATGGACACCAAAGCAAAAGAATCGCATCGTCTTCAGCGATATCTTTAACAGGTAATGCTTTCAAGTCTTTAATTGAAAGAGTGGCATATACAGATGCAGCTCCTCTTTTTGTCTCGGACATTGTGAGCTTATCGGAGAATGGCCATGGGCAATCTGCATCAATTACTCTGAACTTCATGATTATTCTTTCTAATGTAGATATTACTTAGCTGATTGGACAACTTGAGCAAATGGAGGTGGCGATTGAGAAACTGGGCGAGGAGATATGCTTGGCAAAGGAGGAACTTCAGATTGTTCTGTACTTGCAACTGTTCCATCTATTTTGGCAATATCATCAATAGATGGAATTCTCTTAATTGGTCTAAGCGCATGAGAAGCTATTTTACTTGGCTCGGCTTGAACTATTGGCTGTAATGGTTGTTTTAGTGCATTAGAATATTCAAGATAGCCAGTAAGACGGGCAATATCATCGTGATTATTCTCAGTTTCCTTCGCAAGAACATTAATTCTTTCAACAAGAATTTCGTAACTCTTCTGGGTTACTTTTGTATCTTGTGGCTTTGCTAATGTATATACGGCCGTTACAATTGCAGCCACTGCCACCAATAATTCCTTTATACTTATAAAGTAAGATATTGCTTTAAAGAATTTACTTTGAGGTTTACATTCATCGTCTGCCATGGCCTAACCTATTGATTTGATTGTATTAAGCAACATATCTATTTTTGCAACATTTAATTGCACCTTAAGATCTTCAAGCTCTTCCTTCTTCTTTTCGTGTAGCCTTTTTAGTGCAAATTTATGGCGCATATCATGAAGAGAATACTTCTCTCTTGGTCTTTGATTATCTCGATTCAAAGAATCAGATAGAGTTTCTATTGGCATTGAATGAAGCCAATTCATAGCATCATCATCTGTAGAATAATGAAAACAATACCTATCATGCTCTTCGGCGATAGCTTTGAGATCGAGACCTAATTCCTCTACAGTCTCTTGAAGGTGTTTAACGCTCGATAACTTCATAACCAATCTCACGTAAGAAAGCAGCCGTATATTCCCGGAAACTAGTATGTCCGCCGCGCTCCCAAGACAGCAACGTGTCTCCATCCTCAAACCCAATTATTTCTTGAATAGTCTGGCCTGTTTGCTTAGACTCAGCTTCCAGCGTGACTTTGAAGTCAGCAAGACGAGATAAATATCCAGTAACGAAATCATCACCAGCTTTCTTCATCAAGACGTCATCACCGTCAGCGTCTTTCTTGGCTTTGTAATAATTCCAGTACACATCTCCTGGAGATAAGAATTCATGGCAAATCTTACAATCATATCCACATTCATTTTCCAGATTCTTTGGCTTTGATGGAGAAATTCCAATCTTTCTTCCTGGTCCATGAACTTCTGGTTCCCAATATGAGGCTGTGTAAAGAGTAATCATCTTTATATTTCCTTAAATAGCAAAGGCTGGTGTCCTAGATAACTAGGCATCACCAGCCTTATTGCCTGGGCCTTAGCCCATCTCGACTAGCGTTTATAGTTCTTCTTCAAGAACTGTAATGGAATTTTCCAAGTCGCCGATTTTCTCTTGAACGATAAAAGATAAATCAGAAATTTCTGCTAATAGATCATGAATCTCATCAATAAATTCTCTCAGAGCAGAGACTTCTTCTTCAACTATTTCACGATTCAAAGGAACAACTGTCCTTTGTATTCGTACTCGTTCATCTGATTTTCGAAATGAAGTATTACTTCCATAACGATATTTTGACAAACAAATCACCACCTTCCAAATTATCCCATATCAATTGAATATGGGTCAAGCTCTAACGGGGTATCCGAAAGAGGCACGTTAATCTGGTACATTGTATCAACTGATTTCCTTCCACTATCAGGAGGGAATCTCTTGGTAACATGTACCCGATATTCTCCAGGGGCCAACGCCATCAACCATCGACCCTTTGTATTAGTTCTAGTTTGACTTATCAGGTCATTATTATCATCTAATACTTCTACGTTGGCTAAAAACAATGGGTCATTTCCACGATTCAATATTTGAGTAACAGAAGATTTTGGACCCTTAGGTTTTGGACCCCTCTGTACACGAGCTGGCAATCTCAATGTAGACTCGCTCATCTCACCAGAATGCTCAGCGGGTTTAGCTATAAGTGCTCCTTGGCGCTCATCAATCGTAACCCCTTTAGAGGCAGCCATTTCTGCAAATCGATTCGTCCTTGGACGACTATCAAAGTTATCTTTATTGATTGTATCTAATGGTAGAACTTTACGTTCTGGTATAACAGATGGCGGAGGAAGAATAGATGGAGTCTTATTAAGCTTGCCTAGCAAGATCTTTAATATATTCTCACTATTCTGTTGACGTTTCTCAAGCGTTATAAGCTTGGCCTCTATCGACAATAGAATATCAGTAGCTAATCTTTTTTCATCGTCCGCCACTATATTACTCCCCTAGAATGATTCCAAAATCAATCTTGATTCTTTTTATTAACTGAATCCTATCAATTTCCAAATTCTCATTCAGAAGAAGATCACTAATAAAATCGCGAACAGTTCCGGCATCCTCTTCTATGTTGACAAGCTTTCCATCCACAATGACTGCATAGTGTCCTTCGGGAATGGCTGCCGGACATGCAGGTTCCGCAGCAACTTCCTCAGAATCACTCTGATCCTCTTCTTGAACTTCTTCTTCATCTTCGTCATCATCCTCATCAGGCGGTGGTCTGACAATTTGCGCCATTTCCTCTGGCCACTCAGTAATCTGACTATCTTCCTCAGCCTCAGACGTCAGCTCAAATTCCTTACCACCAATCTCAAGATCTAACTCTGAATACATATTGCTGACTAATTCGCCAATTACAACCTTATCAACCTTTAATGTATCCAATTGTTTTACGATATCAGTAAATATACCCTTGGGTCCGAATGTATTCTCGCGAAGATTTTTTAGCTCTTGAAGATCTGTAATTTCAGATAATTCTGCAACTACTAAACTCTTTACGTGTTGTAATCTTTTGGTAAAGAACTTAATTGATTCGGCCGTCTTTGGATTTTTCATATCAGCTAACGGATTAATACCCTGCAACTTCTCAATATCAACCTCTTCATTATTGTCGATAATTCCGGTTACCTTATCATCATACCAGGCATGTTCAACATTACCAACAGATACAAAGTTATTCTTTGGTGGAATAAACTTATCATCGTCATCAGCAGACTTCTTGATTTGTTTTCTGAATGTAGGCTTAGTGGGATTGGTTGACGTAGCTGGCGAGGCTTTAACAACTACCGGCTCTCCACTAATCTCCCTAGTAGAAGGAATATTGCGTCTCTTCTCACTTCCAACCTTAGGAAAACCAAACTCATCATGTAGTAATGGTTGTCCACCAACTTTAGGTTCAATATCAAGCCGCTGATATTCTGGCTGCCGCGTCTTAGCTTCTAGCATCCGCTTTACGGAATCTTTTTCATCGGTCATACCAGCACCTCAGATCTCTTTTCATCTCGGCTAATCTGCTTCTGTGACTTGACCTTCTGACGTCGATCCCATTCACCAGTCTTCACTAGATTTTCTCTAATCTGCGTCATCACCCTCCGATCAACTGCTTCTCGGCGCTTACGACGCTTCTTCATGCTCGGCTTCTCAAAAGCCATGCGCTCTTTGATTTGCCCAACTACGCGTTCCCTTTGAAATAATGCCTTGAACTTACGGAAGGCATATTCAAAATCCTCTCTTGAGGACCCCTCCACAGTAACCTCAATAGGTCGAACCCAGTTAGGATCTAAAATACTTCCTCTCATAAAACATCTCCATCATCTTCTTCTTCGAAATCATCTGTTAAGTCACGCTTCTTAGAACTAAAATCTGAATCAGCATTCTTCTTTTCTTCTAAGACTTGTTTCAAAGACAAATCAACATTTGCTGCACTAGGGACTTCTCGACCTTCTGGTATAGCAATAAATACAGCATTGAAATATAACTCTTGCAAATGAGCATATGTTAACTTATTCTTTACTGACTTCTTTGCAATTGATTCAATCTTCTTAGTTGATAATATATCAGCTAAATATTTATTCAAATACTTTATCGTCTGATCAATATCAGGCAATGGGAATTCGAAAAAGCTATCAAAGCGCCTTGGCCGGCTCTTGATATTCTCCTCCAAACTTGAAAAATCATTCCCAGTAACAATTGTCAGGATACCATCCCTCTTCTGCAATCCGTCCAAAAGCTGCAGAAAATGTCGAACATCAACGGTCTTTATCATTTCCTGAAGGTCTTCGAAGAATAGAAGAGCCGGTGAATGTTGCTCAGCATATTCGAACGCCTCTTCCAACAACTCATCAGGATTTGGATGGCCAGGTTGAATCGTTACAGGTTTCAGCTGGGGGTATTGAGCCATGATCACTCGCAAGCATGATGTCTTGCCACAGCCACGATTCCCCCAAAATCCGATGCCTCGCCGCCACGGAACCTTCAACTTCTCATAGATTGACTTAGAATTAAGAAACCCATCTATGGTAGTTACAATACGTTCCTTTAAATCTCCATGAAGGAAAATATCTTCCCATGAAATGCTAGGATCATAAGGAATCGAATCACCACCGATTACCTCAATCTCCTGGCTATCCCTCTCTCGTTTGTTTTGCCAAGCCTCATATTCATTGCGAAGATCTATGTAAGTCTTATAATCATTTTTCTTAACCAAAACAAAGAAGCTAACCTCATCCTCATTTTGATTTCCCTTATGAAACAAACCGCAATGATAGAATTTCAAATCACCTTTTGTGATGCGAAAGATACCTACACCAACAAAATGTTCATCATGGTGATCACTCTCCCATGAAGTAATAGCATCTGTATGAATTGCTTGTGTTGATATTCCTGACTCTTCACAAAATTGCATAAATGATCCATCGATGCTAATCTTGTTATGAATAAATGGTATCCAATCTCCACAATATCCAGGATCCTTTTCATTCACAAAGAGCATAGCCCAATGCATTACTTCTATAAGGCTCTGTTCTGGACGTGCTAATTTGGTATTGTAACCAACAGAAATATTCTGCAATCTAGAAATAGTCAAAGATTCCTGAGCAGAAATCTGCTTTTCGGAAAATCGATTCATATATAATCCCTCGGCTCTCCGTACTTCTTTCCATTAATCATTATCTTGTAATAATTAACAGTAAGACTAAGTGGAATCTCTTCAAAAGAGACATCAAGACCAATGCCACTGGCACACCTAAATATATGCTTGGCTATATCTTTCTCTCGATGTATTATGCAATAATCACCATTCAACTCTGTACACTCAACATTCATATTAGATGATAAGGTATCAACTATATTTTTTATTTTTCTCATAATATAAGCATTCCATTCTTGATTATGTTCTTGAATTTCTTATAGTTGCGCGGCGTATCTCTATTAGCCACTACTTCTGACCCTAGAAGAATCATTGTCTGTCTGGCAGGTATATCTGTCGCTAACTTATGATGACGAAATGCCCTTGGCTTATTGATGAGCTTTTCCAGATCTGTTTTATTCATACAGATCCAATTCACATCTATTAAATACTGTAGGCCCTACATGCAATAAGCCACATAATGATGCATACAAGTCAATAGTTATCATATTCTTAGATACTTTAATTACGTCACCAGAGTTGTATGGATTAACCTTAGACACACCAACTTTAATTCTTCTTTTGGCATTTTTTGACTGCCAAATACGAAGGCACTCAGGACAACCATCAGGATTTAGGTTGGTCTTTATTGGTTTTTTTATTGCCTTATATGTTGGGTGTTTTTTGCACTTCAGCATGGCTATTTAGAACTTTCTCTGCTTTTTTAATATAAAAGTAGACCCTTATTATAATCTAACGTCTCAACTTATAAGGTGTTGAGCTACCATTACTTCAACAGTTTTTCTATTTTTCGATCATAAGTAGGAGGTGTAACTTCTTTATAGTTAATCCAATTTACATTGGCCCCTTCTGGTAACTCCTCGACATTTTTACAATCTGGATATCCCATACATGCTAATTTCAATTTACCACTCATCAATGTTGCATATAATTCATTTCCACATTTAGAACATTTCTTTCCAAATGGCATCTTCCTTTTACCAAGACACTTAGGATAATTAGAACATGAATAGAATGGTCCGAACCGCCCATCTGGACGAGGCACCATCCCAGCCCCGCAATCTGGGCACTTTACGCTCTCATCTATTTTTGACTTTTGAGACTTTGGAATTGCCTTTCCATCCTCAACTGAAACATTTACAATTCCATCACATCCAGCTTTGTACTTAATGCAACCAGCAAAAAATCCGTACTTTGATTTACGAAGAACAGTATCGCCCCCACATTTGGGACATGGGATTCCTGTAGGTTGGCCTTGGCCTCCACGTGCCTTCTGAAACTCTTCCTTGAACTTGTCAAAGAACTTAGTCATCATAGATAAGTAATCAAGCTTGCCATGAGCAATCTTATCTAATGACTTCTCCATCTCCGCCGTATACAAGTAGTCCATGAAGGAAAATATCTCCTTCAAGTCATTAGATACTTGCTTGCCAAGATCAGTTGGAAAAAATCCAGCAGATGTATTCTTTACATACTTCCTATTTGATATCTTAGCTACAATAGTTGCATATGTTGATGGCCTACCAATTTCTTTACGCTCTAACTCTTCCGTAAGACTGGCTTCAGCGTAACGAGGTGGAGGTTTAGTCTGTGACTTCTCCATTTTCACTTTAGGTGGAACCAGATCAACCACATCGCCAACAACAAGTGGAGGTAAAGTTACATCCTTATCTTTTTTAAGGAACTCTTTAGCGATAAACATCCAGCCCTCATCGCGAAGAATCTTGCCCTCAGCAATCAGCTTGTGATTGCCATTGCTTGTTTGTACCGTTACCCTAACCGTATCAAAGACAGCTGGTAACATCTGACTGGCAACGAACATTCTCCAGACTAGATTGTATATTTGTTGTTGGTCACCGGTTAGAGCAATCTTATCTGGATGCTTTTCAATATGAGTTGGTCTAATTGCTTCATGAGCATCCTGCGCCTGGTCCCTATTCTTGAACTCGTTCGGGTCTGATGGAATCTGGAAGCCATTCTTGGAAAGGAAATCTCGAACTTCAATGATAGAATCTGCAGAGTTACGCACAGAATCAGTACGAAGATATGTAATATGGCCGGCTTCATACAATTCCTGAGCCGCCTTCATGGTTCTTTCACCAGAAAACTTCAATTTGATTGAAGCCTGCTGTTGCAATGTGGATGTAATCAACGGCGGAGGGGCTTTTCGTAGCACTTGTTTCGCCTGTACATCTTCAATCTTATATGTTGACACATCTAAATCGGCTTTTATACGACTGGCATCTTCCTCTTTATCAACTCTAGTTGGGTATTTTGCTACAAATTTTTCTGTTTTAGCTAGAGTTGCACTGATATTATAAAACGATTCTGGTATGAAGGCTTCTATTTCAGCTTCTCTATCAACAATCATTCTTAGGGCAACAGATTGAACACGTCCGGCGCTAAGCTTATCCCCAAGCTTTTGAGAAATATAAGGAGACACCATGAACCCAACAATACGATCCAAAACTCTGCGAGCCTGTTGAGCGTCATAGAGGTTCTGATCAAACGGACGTGGATTAGCAATAGCTTTTCTGATAGCTTTTTCGGTAATTTCATGAAATTCAACCCTCTTTAGTGGTTTGTTTAAGCTCTTCAATTGTTCAGCTATATGAAACGCAATAGCTTCACCTTCTCGATCAGGGTCGGACGCAACGAATATTTCATCGGCGGTTCTTGCCGCGTCCACAATTGCTTTGATCTTGTCTCGTTTATCAGGGCTGACTTCATATCTAGGCTTAAAACCATTCTGAATATCAACACCAATATCACCGCCACCGTGACCTTTGGATAGATCTATTATATGTCCACCAGTTGGCCTAATTGTGTAGCCAGCTCCCAAGTACTTACTAATAGTCTTGCTCTTTGCTGGAGACTCTACGATAACAAGAGCATTAGTCATTATCGATGAGCGCACTCCTGCCGGTATTCTCGACCCCAATTCTGCGGATCAATCCATCAATTCGACTAGAAATGTTTCGATACAGAGCGGCCTCTTCATCATCTTCACAGGCAAAAGACTTAAGCATACACTCATTAGAGATGTTTTGTAATAAATTAGAAGCGTATTTGGCAAACATATTATTATGCTAAGCTATTGATTCTTTAACAAGCCTAGCCTTACCTTTACGAGCTGAGAATATTTCTCTCGAATTAAGCTCAAGCACATACAATCTCTCGGCATAACTTCCATCCAAAGTGATGAATTTATCACTGATTAAAGGTTTTCCGTCTAATTTACCAATCCCACCAGTTATTATTGTTTTTTCCCATGGACATTTGAATTTACAATCATTATTTACCAAATTAAATACACTTCTATCTTTTATTAATACTTCATGATTATGTTTAGATAACGGTACATTAGGATCACATCCGCCATGTACAAATATATATTCTTCTGTTTCATGGTACGCATGTAATGATTTGATAAAATCTAAATGTTCTATTGGAATAAATCTAGATAAATATTGTCTTTGTACCAAGTATGGATTATGATTATCTGAATTTATTCTTTGTAAGTATCCAATAATAGATTCTTCACCACCAGATGATAACCAATTCTTGTATTCTTCTGCCTTCGTTGGACCAAAATACTCAATAGAATTTAAAAGACCAAGATCATTATCACCACAAAGATAAATAACTTGGTTTGGATTATCTTTCTGTATCTTCAACATCAGGTCTAATGTCTCATGAGATCTTGTACCGCCCATATAGTTACCAAGAAATATCAGTGTATCTTTTTGCCCGCCTGTTTTTCTTAGAGGTAGAATACGGCTAAGAATTAGTTCAAGTTCACTATGCATCCCGTTAATATCTGATATCACGTACTGGCAATTATTTGATGGTCTCCAAAACGACATAACCCTGGATATATCCGGTCGATTCGTGTAGGCTGCGCGAGATAAATCCAATGAGCGATTTCACTCTCTCCGATGATCAGGGATCTGCATACGAAACAATGGCCAAGTGGCTGGCCGGTGGAGGTAAGGTCCACCCAAAGCAAACGAACCCTAGCCTGCTTAGTCTTGGTGGTTATGCTGGCTCTGGAAAATCAACTTTAGTTTCCGTTCTAGCCAAACAATTTGGCACTTCGATTCGTTTTGCCTTCTGCGCGCTATCTGGAAGGGCCGCCTCAATATTGGGTACCAAGCTTCGAGCTCAAGGAATCACCTTTGGAGATGGCGGTCACTATTGCGGAACCATTCATCGTCTCATATACAAACCAATTGAAGATGAGACAGGAGAGGTAGTCTTCTGGGCAAAGAACCCAAAACTAGATTTCGATGTAATAATACTTGATGAAGCTTCAATGATATCAGCAGATATTTTCAGAGATCTTTCTTCATACGGTATAGACATCCTCGCGGTTGGTGATCATGGACAACTTCCACCAATCGAAGGTAGATTTTCATTGATGCAGGAGCCTATTCTGCGTCTAGATAAGATCCATCGGCAAGCTCAAGACAATCCAATTATCAATTTATCGATGGTGATTAGAGAAACTGGTAAAATACCAAAGTCATTAGCTGATAATAAACATATATCAATCGTACCAAAGTCTGAATCAGTGGATTTCCTACGTCAAGTATATAAGGGGAAACAAGATCCTGAGGATATACTTGATTCAGCCGTACTCTGCTATAAGAATGCTACAAGAGTAATGCTTAATACAATGATTAGGAATGTTGTATTTGGTAATATAAGCAAGATTCCACTATCAAATGACCTAGTTATATGTCTAAGAAACGTTACAAATAAAAATTCAAAGGAACCACCTATGTACAATGGGTACCGTGGATACTTTGAATCGGGGGTTACTAAAATAGACAATGATTTCTGGTCAGCTAAAATCAACTTCCCATATGAAGGAATAAAGGTAAAGGTCAATAATATTTGCAAACATCAATTTGGATTCCAGAAAACATTCAGTTCATTTGAAGAACTGGCACAGTTCGGAATGGAAGTTAATCATTGGAATGATGTTGGACTACTATTTGACTATGGATACGCCCTTACTGTCCACAAAATGCAAGGCAGCCAGGTCGGAAACGTCATTTTATTCAACGAAAGACCAGCTCCAGTTAGCGAGGACAACTATCGCCGTTGGCTTTACACCGCTGTGACCCGCAGTACCGACAAACTAACAATCATCCCTTGACAGAAAAAATCGAGTATTTAGATTGCCTTCTGTTCAGAGAAAGATTTGAACGAGGAGATATTATGATTAAGAATATTTTTGATGCATTCAATGCCATTGATGAGGCTATTAATGCTGGTGTTGAAAATGTCGTAGCCTTTACACGTAAAGTAAAGGACAACGGAAATAGTTATTCATTGAAAATTGACCTACCTGGTTTCGAAAAAGATGAAATAGAAATTGATATCATTGAAGATATATTAAACCTAAAAGCAAAAAACGCTGAGGATAGTAAGTCTTTTTCATTCTATATTCCAAGTGATATCAATAAGGAAGCTGTTGAGGCTTCCTTAAAGAATGGTCAACTTACTATAACTTTACCAAAGATAGTAAAATCTACAAATACAAAGAAGGTTAGAATTACATAAACTACCAAGAAGCTTCAACCATTTGAATACTTAACTCGCTTATCTTCTTCATATTTGGAGTATTTGGGAGTGGTGATGATGCATAAAGAGTATCAATCTCTTTAGTTTGTTTATCAAACCACTCCATTAACTCAAAGAATGTCCATGCACCATTACGAATAGACAGAAGCTCTTCTGCATCTGGCCTACGTACACGCATAATACCATCAGTCATTAATTCCTTGCAGCATCTAGAGAGGCGCACAAGGTGCATGGCATGCTTACAATCGAAACCAAACTTAGCCTCTAGCTCTGCGCGAGCTGGGTTTCTATTCTTCTCCCAATCATTGAAGTGCTGCCAATCCCGCAGGCGGTTAGTATACAGCCTTTCCTTATCTAGGAATTCAATAAAGTTAGTTGAGAAACCAAGACTGTTAGCTGCAGCCAACCAAATCTTATCATCCACCTCCTCCACGCTCCAATTGGTAATCTCAGTAATACGACGTAGGAATTCATCCTGTATTTCTTGACGTACAGATGGCGTTAGACTCTCCATCTCATGCCAATTCCACTCATCACAGCGCCTTTTGACAGCTGCATTGGCAGCCATAATCTGATCGGTTGGGATGACAGTCCTAGAAGGCAATCCAAATTCCTCCCGAGTAGGCTGATGAGTTATGGGGTTTAATAACCACCGCCGATGAGTAAGAATTCTCTTCATCTGAGCATTAGCATATCCTTGGAAGGTAAACTTAACTCTCTTAGATAGAAAAAACTTCCTGCTATCAAGTAGCATTTGTCCTATTTTAGATACGTGGAAATGGTCCTGCTCATCAGTAAATATGATTTCAAGAGCATTTGGATTACATTCCGATGCCAACTTGAGGAACTTGCGCAATTCAAATATAACCAAATCAGGATCTTTAGAGGTGGCTTGTTCGAAGTTATTGGTCATTCCTAAGTAGTATTCCTTAGGAGCAATTGCAATACCACGAATATCCAAATCACTAGCTGGAGTTGATGTGCCATAGCACTGACTCCCGTGCCGTGTAAGATAGATAGTTCTTTCCCTAAGCCAATCAAGATTACCTATATATGTAGACCAATCAAAATCTAACATGATTACCTAATTTCTACTTTAGCCCCAATAAACTCCAGCCCCTGTTTGGCAAGATCTGCATCCCATTTAGATATTCCTGATAGAACATTCTTTGGTGCATTCTCAACCAATTCTTTTGAAGCTGCCAATGACAAATCAGTATTCTCCCTAACCCATCTAATAACACGAAGTTTATTCATTCCAACTTCGGTAAGAACTACATCGAATTCGGTTTTATCTTCACACCCATACTTTCCATCAGCTGCTAAACATCCGTATGCAGGAGCAGCTCCGTAAATTGGAATAACCTTATAATTTACTTCATTTGGTGAACCATCATCGATTGAACCATATACAAATTCAATCGGTGGGAAGTCTTTAGGCCATACCTCAAACAAGAATTCAAAATTCTTTTGTATCCTATCGTAAGCTGAATCAGGAACATTATGAACATTCCTTGATTTAGCTACATCGATATCGGTATCCATGCACTTCACTTCAACATCACAACCATATACCTGGGCTATTCTTATATATGGTGAAACATCATGGATTCTAACATTGGTATTATCAACGATAACCGTATCTGGTCGTCTTTCAGGATCCCCACTAATAGGTCCAGGTTGGAATACATTTATAAATCTACGTAAACAATCCTCATGCCCCTTGTGAGCTTCTTCCACACTCCAATGGTAATTCCCATCGGGATCTGTGAAGTAGTTGTCAGATGATACTATAATCTTTGAGCCTTTAATTGCCTTTGCCCACGTACTTTTGCCTGAGCCTGGCAGGCCCATCATAATAATAACTTTCATAAACATCCTTCTAGCGACCGCCCGCTAAACCCTTGTCGCTCTTTTCTATGGCTTTTTTGCTTCATCATCATCATTTTCGCGCTTCCAACGAGCACTCTGTTCATCGAGCGCTTTCTTATGCGACTCACGCGTATGCCATTCAAATGGCTTTATCATTCCAAGACCTCGCATCATCAGGAACACAGCAGTCCACAATGACTCGGAAGAATGAATCTCTGCAGAGAATTGCCGATTGTTATCACTGAAATATCCAAACACACGCGATTCCGGAAACCCCTCGAAGTATACAGAATTTAGAGGATCACCAGTGTAGTCTGGTTCAATTGGTGGCGTTGTATGAAATAGTCCAGAAAAATCTGCAGTAATTGGAGTTTTTGAATCTACAGACAATTTCCAATTGTAGTAATTATCTCGCAATGTTAATTGTAACCCAATGTCCATACGAGTAAGTGAATACACTGGCAAACGAACACTCTTGGATCGGTGTTCGCTAATTACTACAGCACTTTCTCGACAATCGCTACGCGGCGGTGGTACCTTTGGCCTATCGTAATAAGATATCCCAGCCCAAAAGAGTGCTGAAATATCATCACGAATGAAGTGTACTTGTTGAAGCCTTGGGCCATCTTTGCTTTTGGCGTAAATCAAATCCGTTTCTTTATGTTCTTCTAGCCACTTATCATACCAAATCTGAAGATGTTCACTCATGATTACTATCTTTCTGGTCTGTGCAATCATCTTGATCGATACCGCAGTAATCACATATAGAACTGTCTGCAGCTACATGTCCGCCACATTTGACACACTTAAAACACAAAGGTAAACCCATTAATGAAAACTCAGGATCTCTACAAATGTAGCAATCACTTTTGTAAACTGTAGTTTTTGAACATTTACTAGGATCGTTGATACCTTCTAGCAGCATAAAATATGCTGGATCGGAAGTCTTTAAAGGAACGCTCATTATTACCTCTTTGAGAAAACGGTGCCCATCGTTGGTACCCAAATATCCTGAGTCTGATCCCATGCAATGTATTCTGGAGAAAAATAGCTAAAGCCTCCATCGGCCCACAACTTACCCCACGAATTCTTTACCTTGAATTTTCCATTAACCCATCCAACAATCACTTGAGCATGACCACCTTCCGAATCGGTTGGAATGCCACAGACATACGGAGCTTTGATGTTGCTGAATGTCTTGCTAATCAGAGTCCCAAACACCACTGGGTGACGACCACGTAGTGCTGCTATGACCTCTGGAATACGATCATTACCAGTTTGCTTGATGCGATAGTAACTATGAATGCGATGCCCAACGGCCTGGCGCATAGCTTTGATACTTGGTGGTATGAATACTTTTGTAACATCATACGGCCAAATTGTTTCATCACAAATACCAAATCTACTTAATGTATCGAAGCAAAGGCGAATGAAAGTTCCTTGATCTTTATCAATCTGACCATGGCCACTTCCGTCATCATCCATAATAGAACGGGCCATCGAATACACAAATAATCTTGATAGTTGAGGAACTGGGACTGGTGTGCGACCTTCTTTAGCAGCCCTATCTGCCTCTTCAATAGCCGAAACAATTTCTACCGAATCTGCAGTAGAGTTGCCAGCACAAGCGGATAATTGATATTGATTGGTTGGCGTTGAGAATGGAGATAGATCAATATCACCACTGCTTGCCGAAACCAAGTAAGGCTTAAGCTGCGTTGTAAAATCTCTATCTTGTGCGAGAAGATCTCCATGCTTTGGATCTGGTTGATATCCGTATTTAATATCCATGATCATTCTCCTTACTTGCAAGTGCTAGGATTTTTAGCTCTAGCCAATTCTATTTGATCACAACTCTGAACTTGCAAGACACAACGTGGGTTCATTGATATGCCGCTGTCTTGAGTGATCTTACAAAATTCTGAACAGCTCTCATTCGGAACATCTTTTGGACCAGGCTTATCAGAATCATATACCGGATTGCCCTCTTCACAATCCAGTCCGCCCTGCGCTTTTGGTCCAATATGCTGGCACATGGCCGCGCAAATATCAGAATCTATTGCCTTCGGCGTTTGGTTTACTGTATTTTGGTTACATGCACATCCCAATAGACACAATGCAAGTATGATGCTTTTCATTTCATCTCCGTAATTGTAATCTTTGTCTCCGTCGATCCTCCTGGAAGAATCTTAATATGAATATTCCTATTATGCCAGGAAAATCTATAAATGAATTTGAATATATTTCTATTGCAAGATTGCCAAAGAATCTTTAGAGAGAAAAGATATACATACATATATGCTAAAAAATATCTAGGCTTCATCATTTAATCACATCTTGTTCAATAAATCCATACTTAGCCATTCTACTATTCAAGCGTTCTTGCCCACCTTTAGCCAGGAACTTTTGGTATTTTTCCATACCAATATTGTATCCTTCTTCATCATATAAGAAACCCTCTTGATCTTCTGTTTCGGCAATGGCGGTTATTGCAAGCTGCCTCTTGTTATTACGATCAATATCAACAACCATAGCCAAGCCTAGAGGATGAAGAACCTTTCGATTGATTTCAAATATCAAACCATTATCTATTAGGTATTTAGGATACTTACTTGATTCCATCTGATCCTTTTAGTGGACGAACTTCACCATGAAGTCTCTTATATATACTATCAACAACCCTACGGCGAACCCTTTGCAGATTCACAAGAGAATACATCTCGTAATGAGGTGGTATTCTAAAATGAGTAACTCTTACCTGGGTATTTTGAGGTACAGTACTCTTCATTTTTATATTGGAAAATGTATAATATTCTACTTCTGATAATAATGACTTACCACTTTCATCAGTAATATCGCAAAGCAAACCAATGAAGCATGGACCGTTGCACTTAGCCCCCACGAATATCTCGTAGGTATTATTGGAAACAAGTCCACTTTCTCTTACGTATGAGTTGTATTCGCTGGTTCCCAAAAACAGATTTAGGCAGGGATCGAGTAGAGAAAATACTTCAATGAGATGACCTTCGTCATCTACCACCTCAAATGGCAAACGGCTTTCAATAAGCTGAATATACTTTTGGAAAATCAAACTTTGTATTGGCCGTTCACCAAGCGATTTACCATGGATAAGATATCCAATCATTCCTGCAGGATCTTGATTAAGAAGAGATTCGAATGCTTGGTACATCAAATACTTTTTGATAATCTTAGACATTGGCAACTTTGAAAAATTTGCCTTCTGAGCAGAAATAACAGACTTAGCAATCTTCAATTCCCTATTATATTTTTCCGTTTGCTCAATTTTGATATCTGGATTTATCTCTTGCGCATCCAGTCTGTCTTGAAATTCAGGAACGTGTGAACCATATGAATTGCTAATCGGAGCATTCAAACTCACAGTAGAACCAGAGCTTTGTCCTAAAGGATGCGCCATCGCATCCAGCTCAGGCATTATTCCAAACCAAGAGCAGGTATCGTATGGGCAACTAACTCGAATTGACTCGTTGGATTTCAAATACGATTCTGGAATGAATCTTTCGCATCCAGGACATCTACAACCTCTCCTAGAATGTATTGAAAATACCTTCCTAAGTCTGTAGGCGTATTCATCCCTGGAGCCTCTATTCTTGGTAGTTTCAAGCCGAATACTTTCTTGAGTACATGTTTGGCAACGAAGCATCTTCCCGTCATAGACCAAATATTCGCGCTCCCCCAACGCCTTACAGGCTGGACAAATTGGAATTGAGATCTTCTTTATGAAATCTACATCTGACTTCAGACTATCAGCTAATTTTGAAAGGCAGGTGAGAAGATAAGGTCCAATGCTTCTACCAGATCTCCAGTGCTGGCTCTTGAATATAAATGTGTATATACCTTTGCGCAGGGTGGTAGCTGCATATTCCTTGAATGCAGATAAAGCAACACCATGTCCAGCTCCATAGACATAAGATGAAAGGGTATGGACCCTTGAAGAAAAATGATCCATCAATTCATCAACTAACGAATCAGGAACATTTTCCCATGATCTAATGTCGTCTTCAGCTAGCTTTGATGCATTACTATTGATGTTATTGATTGGATTGATTTCCAAATTACACCGAATAAATTATATAGAGATACCAAGGATAGTAAATCTATCCGTCCGCGTAGCATCTCTCGACGGCCATCTTCAGGCCATCAATATTCCGAGTATATAGAAGCTAGAGATAGTGCCCAAGCAAACAGCTCGAAACTTGTTGCATACTGCACCAAAGCCTATCGTGTTGCAACCATGGATGTTTTATCAAAAAGAAACACCGTACTTTCGTTGGCGTTCTGCCGTAATTTCGGTGGGGGTAAACCCTACATAATCTCCAATGCTTAGGCCTAAATTGGCCGCAGTACCAGCAGGAAGCTCAACTACAAGATCTGCCGGCTCGTTAGGCCCAACCAATTTCGTCGAAAATGGCTCTCCTTTAAATATTCCGACAACACAATTTCCTCTACAGAATACGATGTCTAATGGACTTATGGTATTCTTCATCCAGAATTTCCTGGTGGCTGCACGTCTGTATGGAAACGCCATAATTGGAGGTGGCCATTTTTGATACATCAATCCCTGACATTGCTCAGATTCAGTAACAGCAACTAGAGTAGGAAATACTTGACCCTTGATACTGATTACATCACTCATTCTTTCCTTCTAATGTATTGGATGTTTCAGTAATTGAACCTTCTAATTCATGAAGCTTTTGAATACCCATTCGATCAGTTTCCAAATATCTCTGCATCATTCTCAAAGCATTGATATCAAGAGTTGGAATTAAATCATATGGCATTCTATCATGCTTCTGCTTTCGATAAGCCTTCTCAATTCTCATGCTTGAGTTATACATATCTGCTAAATCTGCAAGAGCTTCATAGCAATTAATTAGTGAATCATAAAATAATTCGCTAGTAGCTGATAAGCGTCTGAAATTCAAATGTCTATCTTCAAGCGTATCCATCATACCCTGCAAACCATTTCTGGCCTGACGAATGTTTCGGCTAATCATCAATCGTAGATTCCTATCTCGTCTAGGTATGATGTGAGTAATCATACGTTTAATGAATCTAGAAGCCGAAGTACTTGCTTGAGAAATCTTAGCCGTTGTAATATCTCGATACTTAGAAAATTCTGCCTTGGCAAAATTATCAGCTTGTGAATTTACATCGCCTTCATTTATTGTTGTAACATCCGGTGGTTGTACAGATGCCATATATTCAATTGATTTTATAGCACCAACAGATTTCAAAAATTCAAGATAATCAAATTCGTAATCTTCACCATTACGAATTTTTGATACCATCAACTCTCCAAGCTTATAAGCTGTTCGATATTCTTGTTTAACTCTAGAACCCCATGGCTCTGCTAAGTTGCTCAGAATAACATCATGAGACTCTCTAATTAGAGCATCAACATTACCATATAGATATTTAGCTATTTCTCGATAGCGATTTTCATATTGAGCCTGCTCAAAATCAGAATCAATAAATTCACTCTTTGGAGCTTCTGGTACTGGAGCTACAGGGATTTTCCTCTTCCTTCTAGTTCTGCCAGGACTGCCAGGACTTACTCTTCGCGATGGAGTGGAAGCTTTCTCTGGTTCTGCTGCTACCTCTGGTGATGGCTCTTTTGATAGCTCCTTCTTCAAATCTTCTTCTGAAGGAAGTTTGATTGGCTTATCGCTCAATGGAGGTTTATCATCTTTGGTTTTTGGAACCGCTTCCGGAAGCGGTTCATTGATAACGCTTTGTGCATCATCTATTCCCTCAAGAATAACCTTTCTCTGAGTAGAATATATAAGTGGCTTTACTTTCTCTGGTTTTTTCTTCAGCTCTTCTTTCAATGTTTCCAATTGATTATTTGTGGAAACTAACATTTCTTCTATGTTTTTTCTGAACTCTCCGAAGAATGAAGATTTAGCATCGCTGTACAATTGTTTAGCGATATAAATAGAATCTAGCAATGAAGACTCACCCATAGTAAGAACGTTATCTTCAATATCCCTAAGATTTTTATCTATTCTTGCTAGTGACTTCAATAAATATAGTCTTTGCCCACGATTCTTTTCACTTACAAAAGGATTATAGGCTGTTATGTAAGTCCATATTCTTGTTAGCGGATTACTTGCCGTCTTTAAAAACTCATCCACAACTGCAGCCGCTGCTACCTGTTGAGCATTATCATTGGAAGGTACAACAGGCGTTGGAGCTTGCTCTTGAACTTGCTTTAATTTATCAGCTCTTTGGGTACGAGATACTGAATAATTATCCTGCAATGCTTTGATTTGTCGAAGTGTTTGAATAATATCTGATAACTCTTGGACAGCAGAATCCCCAGTTGTAGGAATTACATCTGGAATTGGCTGCGTAAGATTGAACTTATCAACACCAAGATCTGGCGATGGGCCACCATTCCATCCCTTCTTCAAAGCAATTAGTAGGGTTATAAGCTTAGAGGTACGCCTATTTATCAAATCCTTGCTATTGACAATTGCCTTTTGCTGAGGATTTTTTCTTTCCTGTCTAGCGTAAACTTCGATCATACACTAATGTTTAAATACACCCTAAATTTACCAAAGTAGAGGGATACCTGTCTTTCTAGATTTACCGCATCTGGTACATATTCTAGTCAAACCATCAGCGGATTCCAGATCATAGAATTTTCTTATTGTCATTTTTCTAGACTTGCTGAAAATAGGCTTATAATCTTCTTTGATATTTATAGGTATTTTGAATTTTATGTTTTCACGTATTAAAAATACCGCCATTGAAGAATCTGCATAACACCTAGAACAACGAACTCGATTAGCTAGCAACCTAATTTTGTTGGATATCCAATTATTCATCTGTTTCTTCATCTGATTCTTCGGTATCCTCAGCAACATCTTCAACGTTATTGGTACTACCCTTCTTAACTTCCCTCTTGAGCAGTTCTGGTTGTTTTTTTGCTGTAGGTAGAATTTTATCTATCAAGCCATATTCGAGGGCTTCATTTGCTGATAGATACTTATCCATCTTAGTATCTCTTTTAATCTTGGCTTTGGTATGTCCAGTGTGTCTTGCCAGTATCTCGGTAAGACGATCTTGAAGTTCTTTGAGTTCTTTTGTGCCTATTTCTATTTCGGCATTTGAGCCAGCCAGACCTTCGACTTGAATTTGGTGAATCATGATTCTGGCATTAGGCATTGCGTAACGCATACCCGCCGACCCCGAGGCTAGAAGTATTGCCGACGCCGAACTTGCTTCGCCAATACAAACCGTCTCTACCGGGGCCTTGACTCTCTGAATCATATCATAAATAGCAAAGAAACCCTGAGCTAACCCGCCGGGACTATTGATCCATAGCTTTATTTTCTGCTCGCTATTTTCCCTGTCTAGTAAAAATATCAATGAGGTAATTTCACTAGTAACTTCCTCGTCTATTTCACAATCTAAACAAATCACTCGGTCTTTCATCAGCCGAGATGACACATCGTATATCCGTTCTCCGTCCTTAGTCTTCTCAAAAAAAATTGGATTAAGATTGGTTTTCCGCATATTTAGCCTCAACGAGATACTGCGTTATTGCTCTGTAGGTTCAAGACGGCATATATTCCAATATACCTGTAATTATCAACTCTATCTGCGCACTTCTGAGAGTTCTGCACAACACACACAAATGGTTACACCTGGAATAGCCTCCAGGCGTTTTACTTCGATCGGCTCTCCGCACTCAGAACAATCCCCATATTCGCCTCTTGATATCATCTCAATCGCCTCATCGATTATCCTAAGCTTCGTAAGATTGTTTTTTGACAATCGATTCTGAATATTGACCAAGCTTTGTCCTTGAAGTTGATCAACGGCATCTCCATCAATATCAATTTCATAATCAGAATTCTCAAGCGTTCTAATAATCTGCGCTCTAAGCTCTGAGTATTTCTTCAACAGGTTTTTCTTCTCTCGTACTTTCATGTTCTCCTTTTGCATTCACCGCGATATTGGCTCTCGACACTTTAGAATATGCATAGACCTATCAGCCGGCCAATGCCTTAAACAGCAAAAGCCGGAGTGGTTAGCTCCGGCTTTGCTGGGCGATTAGCTTTGCTGATTACGCAGATGCTCGCTTGATCACTTTGAGGTCTTCTGCCCTTATAGCCTCGGCCTTCTTCAGCTTCGGTTTTGGCGTCTTGACATTCTTGTCAGCACGCTCATCAAAGAGAATCGAGAAAAGATCATCGTCTTGATATGTTACACCATTGGCAGTAAAGCCTTTGATGCCGTTTCCGTAAACGATCCATCCGTGATACTCGGCCTTGACGGAAGTCGTCGTCGGACGAAATAGAGATGCAGGAACTGTAACGCTAATGCGTGAAGAATCCGACACTCCAGTGCCTTTGACTAGATAGAATCCTTGGCCACCCCCAACATCTTGCGAAGCAATTCTAGCACCAGATGGGTCAAAGATATTTTGCCCATATTCAACTGTGATTGACTTGCTATCGATACCTTCATGAGCTTTTGTAAAGCTACCGATAGCCGAATCTGCATCATCAGCTTGCACGCAGCCCATTACGATCTTCTTGTTTAGTAATGCTGAACAAACAAAGAACTTTGCTCTGGGGCCACGGGTTCCCTTTTCACCCTTCATGCCCTGTTCGGTGTTCTCAATTGCGTTATCTGAGTGAGACATACACTACTCCGTTCTGTCTTTGAATTAGGCTTATCGCCCAGTATTCGTGATATTACTCAATTCGAAGATTAGAGTCAAGAATTATCATCATCCTTTTGTCGAAAACGTTCTTGGCGATCCTGAATAAGACTGGTGAATGCTTCGTGTGGATGAAACTTGACCGACTTTATCGAGCGTAACTTCCTTATCATACCTGTGCGTACATTGTACGCAAGATGAGCCCTACGTACATGTGGGCTCAAGGTACCAAACCTACGTGCAGTAACCACCTGATCATTCACCAAGTCATTGGCGATCTGCTCAATGATTATACCGACCGCTTGGTAAATTTTACGATGCGAAATGCTGCCGCCCAATCTTTCATGGATGGCATTCGCTAAATCAACTCGATTCATGCTAGTCCAAGTTCAGCGGCCAATTCGGCGTTCTCAGGGAAATCAAACCGCTGTTCGGCCAGACAATCGGCAATAGTAAGATCCGGTAATAGTTTCACTTGTCTATCATATAGCACAAGATAGACTGCCGCAGCTAAATTAACACAATGCTTAGTTGGAATGACTACAAATCGATGACACTCCTTAAGAACTGATTGCGGAATTGATCCGTCCTCTGGGCCGAAAATGTACAGCGCCTTCGGATTCACCATTGCTACCGCCGGAGTAACTCCCAATCGCTTGGCGTTCTTCCCATAAATCTCTGATTTCATACTATTTGTCTTTTGCTTTCTCTATAAAGTTCAAATCTAAATTCTTGCGGAGTTCTTCCCTTCAATATTTCGTCAGAAAATGCCATCCGCTCCTCTTTGAAATCATCTAAAACAAGATTTCGACCAAGCCTGATCTCAAAGCAATTTATGCAAATCATATCCCTTGGACAATCTGAATACGCTTTCCATAACTCATTTTTAACTGCAAAGTAATCAGTCATACACATTTTACGAAAACAATCTTTACATTTATCTGAAAATCGATATATTTCATCTTTTACTTCATGCATAAAGCACCTTCTTTGATCCATGAATAGCATACATCACCATTTTGGAACACTACAAGCTGTCTAACGAAATCTTTCTTTGGATCATGTTTTGTAACGTAATCTGTCAATCTAAGAATATTCCCATTGAAATCATATACGCCACCGCCCCATACATGTCCGTGACACAACTTTGCATGTATATTAAGCCAACGCTTAATACCCCATAAACCAAGTCTAGATGGTGTATATTCATTACGAGTACCATCTGGATTACCAACTGGCCATGATGTTATGTTTCTGTACCCAAGAGTTGTTGTTAGTTCAATAATTGATTTCTCATACGTCTTAGCATCACAAACTTCATCCTTACGAAGAAGTAGCGTTGCCCTCACTCCAATTCCATATCTTTCTATGTTAGATCGAATATGTTTGAATGATGGATATGATTTCAATCCATATGCTTCAGCTTGCTTCTTATTATCAGTTGAATGAATTGATAAAGCAACATTACCCAACCCAAGGTCTTTCCATATCGGAAGCCATTGCTTGCAGAATTCTTCATCCCCTAGTAATATTCCATTTGAAAATAGATTCACATTCGGGAAATATGCTCCCTGCGATGCACATTTTGAATATACTCCAAGTGCCGTTGTTACGTCTTTTGGTGAGCAAGTTGGTTCACCACTTGATGTCAATGATAAGCTCCATCCTCCATATCGAGCAGAAAGCTTAATCGCGGCCTCAAGATTCTTGAGATACAAATCAGTAGTTCGCGCTTGCTTTCTAAGATATTTACCTGCGCAGAAAGCACAGTTTCCATTACATATTCCACTTCCAACCAAAGCTGAAACGCTATAAATCTTTTCTATACAGGCCATGTTAATTAATCCGGCCAATCAGGAGGCATCGACTTAAATGACTAGGAGTCCTCAAATCTAAATGAAATGGGACTCCTAATGGGAAATTTATAGAAACTTAATCCATATTACTGGAATCAAAATCAAATTCTTCGTCATCATCCTCGTCATCATCCTCGTCTTCATCTGATGATGCTTCATCACTTGGACTTTCCAACAATTCTTCTACCTTCGTGATGGTCTCGGCGAAGTTCTTAACCTTCCTAATTGCGTCCTCAATCAAAGAAAGTTCCTTGCCGGTTTTGCTAGCTATGTATGCTGCATTGTAGTCATTGGCATCGACCAATGACATAACAGCCTTTGCACCCAAGAATAGATCTTGGCAAACATTTGCCAATACCTCATCAACACCAAACTTAAGAAGTGCCTGTTCCAATGTTGGAACTTCTTCTTCGTCAGATTTACTTTCATCAGGATCAATTCCGTAAATGAATTGAAGATCTGAACGGAGATCTTGTAGAAGTTCTCCCATCATATTCTGGCCTTCACCGCTTCTACCAGTTCCCCAGAATTCATCATAACCCTCCATGACGATTGGTAATCCGCCTGTCTTCACAAGCATTTCAGATAAAGAAATCGCTTCAAACTTCTGACGTATAAGAAGCTTCATGATCTCTTCACCATTAAAATTATCTCTCTTCTTCAGAGAGCGGACAATCTTGCGGGCTTCACGAACACTTTCAGTCTCGGCAATCTGCTGCCTAATCTCACGGTCATTTGTCTTAGATGCCTGATAAGCATGTTCAAGAGTTGGGAATGTTATACCGCCAAGAACGATATTAATCCTGTAATCATTTCGAAGCCAATCGATATTACCAACAATAATCTTTTCCATTATATTTCCTTCTTCCAATTTTTACCCGGCTGAACTCGCATCTCTAAATCACGTGATACAATTTCTTGATCACCAAGCCATTTTAAGGCACGCATGATCAGAATATCCTGATCATACCCACCAACTTTATGAATCAAATCTCTGACTTCTATTGGTGAAAGTTCACCAACAACATCAATAATCTTCTGAAGTAATTCTGTATTGTTATTAACATCTATATCTTCAGACGATTGAGTTGTGTTCATTCTACGACGACGGTATGTGTAATCTCCTAAATGATCCAATACAGAACACAATTTCATTCTACGAATTTTTAGTTGTTCTGCTCTATTTAGAGTTTCATCAATCTCTTGTATTTCTAACTTTGCCGCTTCTGCTGCATTGAAACCTTTAATTGAAGACTCAGCAATGAATGTTGAAATGAATTCCGCATCCGACATTACAATTCACCTACACTTATCTCATACCTATGATATGAAGGATATTGTTTCTGTAAGTTATCTAAACAGACTTTATCTGTTGCTATTTTGGTGGTAGCCGATTGGATCGCATACATAATATCATCTGGTAAAAAATCAGATTGATTATTTGCGTGCGCCGCCTCTATTTTATGAGGCGTCAATATCCAGAAGACCATATTGTGTCCGCTCATTAGCTAGCAGCGGCATGGTACCATTAGGCACTTTTTTCGTCAACCTCGATTATCTCAGCTAGATCTTTCTGAAGTTCTTCCGGAATATTCGAAGATGATTGCCACAATATTCCATCTTGCACCATTGTCTCAAACCCCAAAATTAGTTGCAGCCGCTGGGCCAAACTTATTGGAAGCCATTTATCTCCGGCTTTCATCACAATTGTTCCTGGGTCTTCATCATTTGCCCAGTCGTAATGAAAAGACATTCTAATTGAATCTGATTGAAATTCACCACTAAAATCTTTGAATCCAATAACACATGCAAACTCAAGTTTATCTGGATCAACATCAAGTCCTGACAGTAAACAGCAAACAGTTCCTTCTGATCCTTTTGCCTCTCCGTACCAAATTGGAATTTTTCTAACTACACCATCTTCATCTGATACATTCAACATCTTCTTAGTCAAAAGATCTGAATGAGTCAAACTAACCTTTCCAATAGAAAATGGAGTGGCTCCAAGATCCTTTGCAAGCTTTAATGATAATTCTTTACATAATGCAAATTCTCTCATAGTATTTTCCCCATTGATGATAATGAGGCTAGTAATGTAGCCAACCCATTATTAGCTCTGGACTTCTCATTGTTCTCGTCTACGATCCTAATTTGATCTTCTATGAATTTCTCAAATTCAAATGGATCTTGTTCATCTTCTCTTCTTCGCATTAATTCACTCATGCAAGATTTTGCTTCATCTGGACATAGACCAAGAACTCTGTTGCTAACAATAACAGCCGCTAGTGATTCTGAAGTTGGTTTATCCATTGTTTAGTCTTTTAGATAATGATTTCTTGCATTTGAATTTAGGGAATACCTTCTTTGTATTTGAGGTAACCTTTGGACTAGATATGAAGAAAGATCCAAATCCCCTTATATCAACAGACTGACCACTTAACATAAATGTTCTAATCTCCTGAAAGAATAAGGATAGAACTCTTCTCGATTGATCTTTATTGAATCCACAATAAGCAACTATAGCTTCCGAGATATGATCAAGCTCAGATATATCTATAGGATATCCATTTGCCCTAGATGCTAAGTATTCTTCTATTCCTGGTAGGCCATTAAATTCCATTGGTCACTAATAAAAAATTGAATTCTTTGGTAACAAAATAATTTTCACGTGCAAATCAGCGCAACAATTACTTCGTAATTGTTATTAATTAACTATTAATTAATTAATGATCTTAAGATCTTCCTTCTCCAAATCCCCTTTAAAAGATCTTGGTGAGCTTAGAGCCCTCGACCGAAAGTTATATTCATCACCCAAAATCAAAAGGAAAGTTTATTTTAGCGAATTCTCCAAAGTATTTAATTGCTGCTATATCATAAGCTTTAGCCGCTTCAATTTCTTTATCAAAATAACCAAGATTTATTGTTTTATGTTTTTTGCTATTTGGCCTTAAATCACCAGCCGCAATTGACGAGTGCCATTTATTAAGTTTATTAGACCAAGACACACCTTTGTATTGAGAGGAACAGTTTTTTCTTTTTGCTTTATTCCTATTATTATCTAATGATCTTGCTTCTCTTAAATTATTAGATTGATTATTAATGCCATTTCTATCTCTGTGATCCAATTGTACAATTTTTCCATTTACATTTGGATATAATAACCACCATATTTCATGGTGCATTTTAATTACTTTTTGTTTACCATTTTCAAGCGAAATTACTCTGCACGCATAATATGTAAGATGATCTTTGACAGCAAACCATTTCCATTGGTTTATATATGAAAAATGTTTATCGTCAATTAAAGCAATTTGGCACTGAGTTAATGATATCTCTTTCATTATTCGTCCGATCCTGACCATGACACGCGAATGATACTTGTTAGATTATCCACGAAGCCTCTACGTTAGCGATTATGATTCGTGCCGGCTGACGGCCGTCAATTCGTTAGAGCTTGCCAAAGCGGCATACTTTGAAAAAACAGAAACCATCTCAAGAGTCATTCTCGCAGAACTGAATTTTTCCTGATTAAGTTTTGCTTTTGCCTTATCGAAATACTCTGGAATCTTAGTTATTGCATATTCAAGAGCCTTAATTACAAATGGATTCATTCCATCAACATCCTTTATATCGTCATATTCATGTTGGAATTTTTCAATCCTTGCATCAAGTAATGTTTCTTCTATCTTGCTCAATATATCTTGTGGCAAATTCGACTCGCCAATACGCTTGTATAATTCTTCTGTTCTATTTTCTTGTAGTCTTAATAGGTTCGTAATTTGATTCCTAATATCTGGAACATTATTTGGATCCATTGAGGCCAATTTTCTCCACTTAACAAGCTCAAACTTATTCCTCTTGTACTCTGGTTTTCTAATTCGATCCATTTCTTCTTCTGTCTCAATTCTTTTTATGTATTGAGCATGAGTCTCTTTTGGTCTTCGTTCCAATCTATATTGTTTCTTTCGCTCCAAATAACCAAGGGCATCTCCGCGAGCTAAGATTCTTTGTAAATAACGATGTCGAGAAGTATCCGCTAAATCCTTCTCGTGTTCCTGTCTGGCTTTATAATCATCTTCAGATTCATCTATTCTCTTATGTCTTGGATTCTTCTTACCAAAAAGTGGATCCGGTGATGTTACCATAGGCGCACCAGGATCTTGATGCAAGCCAGCTTCTGCACTTTCAGCAATTGACATATTTTCAACACCACTATCAGCAGCTCTAGCTTCTATATTCTTCCAAATCAAATAAACATCAGAGAATTGATCATGAGCTAATTTTATATATTCTGGGTTCACTACGAATATTTGACGCACAAGATCGCTAATTACATCAAAGATATCTTGTAATGCATCCTCTGCTGCAGCAGTTCTCTCGTCTCCTTTTCCAACCTTTAATTCAAGAAAGTCCTTTACTTTGGCGAATTTTATAGTCTGCCTTCCAAATTCAGAAATAATTTGAGTCAGTCTATCTGCACTATCTTTCGGGATGGCTGACAGATCCACATCGCCCTCGCTAAGAGGTTGTGCTAATGTCTCCAACTCATCATCTGGGTCTGCTTTGATATCAGGAAAGATTTCGTCTAATTGCTTATCTGAAACATTTAGAGATTCAACTGATAGGCTTCCAGTCTTAATGGCTTCAGAATAATTTACTATTGATCTTTTAGCATCAACAAAGGCTTTCCCAGCAAGGAGCTCTTGAGCACCAATATTCTTTAGATTGTTTTTATCTACATCACTATATTCCGGAACTAAACCACTGACAAGTTCTGAAAGATTATCCCATTCAGTTTGCGCAGTTTGTTCAGCTTCATCAATTGTAATTCCTAATTTCATCAATCTAATAGCTCTGTTGTTCACAAAAACAAGTTCGGGACCATACCATTTGCTTTTCAATTCTCTGATTGGCCCGCGCTTACGTCCTATGGTCAGCTTGGATACTTCCGAATCAAAGCGCTCTTGATATCGCACAGGAAGTTTCTTTGCTTCTTTCCCAAAGTGATCTCGTAATATTTGAACCGCAGATATTCCCTTTTCCTTACCTTCACCAAAAACAACATCAGCATGATTAATCAAACCCATAAGATGGGCAGTGACCAATGCCAATACAGTAGAAATAAGCTTCTTGTTACCGTAGTTACTTCTGATTTCCTCATCAGCATAATTCAATGCGGTTATCGCATCGGCCAAATGAGACTCTTCTGGAAGCGATTCTAGATATTGTTGAGCTTCCTGAACTGTCATTGCTGGTTCGGGCTCTGGCTTAACTTCGATAACTGGTTCCTGCTTAGGCTCTTGAACAGGTTTTATCTCAGGCTCTTCATCATCAGGAAGCTTTGTCCAATGGGAGGTTGGAAACTGGTCTTCAATTTTGAACTTCTTGATAGGCGTCCAGGCTGGATCGAACCATGACGGAAGCTCTTTCTTTGCTGGTTGTGTCGCAACAGGCACAGGGGCAACAGCGGGGGTCTGTACAGGAACTGTCACGGGTGGTGTTGGAGCGATCTCCGCAGGAGGTATTGGTACCACCGCAGGTGTGTTCTTGGGTGTTGTGGGCGGAGTATACAGAGGGAAATCGAAATCTTCATTATCCTCTGATGTCATCGCTACACTTTCAAGCAGATTATTTAATAGCCCATACCTATCCAGCATGTAGATATGCTGGATAATTACTTATAGACCAAGGGCTTGGAACTCTTCTGGGGGTAGTTTTTCTGCCAATCCCCTAACTACCTGCTCATATAATTTATCCACATCTCTTTCATCATTCCTTTCCCAGCCTTTTGGGCGAATAATTTCAAGATATTCCTTGGCTTTATCAGGACTTCCCCTCTGGATTAAGCCAATAATATGTCCAATGTGACTATCAATAAGTCTTGCTAGTCGAATTTTTGCTGCAACATTACCATCTGTTGATTTTTGAATATGATCAGCAACTTTTAATAACCTATCTATATTGGACGCTATTCTTCTTTGTGGAACGTTGACATCAACACCAGAGTCTCTTGAGCACCATTTATTCCATTCTTTAATGAAACCTTCAAACTTATCAGGTCTAGTTTCATGCCCAAGATCATTGAGATAAAAATTGACAATATTATTGCCCTTAGTGTCTTTGATCTGTTGCAGGGCTAGAATGGCTTTTACCCAATGAGGATCTGGTCTTTCAACACCACGCGCAGCATCATAGATCATTTTCCCGACATTGATAGACTTAGCTAACTCTGTTCCCTTTTCAGTGAGCAGAGATCCTTTTGTTACCAAAAAGATATGATTATTCAACGCCGCTACTAATTTCAATACTCTTTCAACGTCCATGTATCAATGTTGGTTTATTGGCATGGCAGATTAAATGACAAAGGCCACCAGATTTCCCGGCAGCCTTCATCAATTACCCGAAACGATTACTTCTTTGGAGCTGCGCTTGCCACAGGAGCCGCTACCGGAGCGCTTGCTACGGGAGCAGCCGAAACCACGGGGGCAGCACTTGCGGCAGGGGCCGAGGCTTCCGGGGCAACGCTTACGGAGGTTATCTGGGTTGAAACGGCCGGAGCCGGGGCAGCAGCGGGAGCAGATGAACCGCCGCAATTGAGTAGAAGCAGAGATAGGACTGTGAATAGTTTCATTTGATTTTTACTTTCAATGAGATGTGCGCGATTCATCAGCGCAACTTAGGGCGCGACGATAGTGCAAAAGTGAAAGAGAGTCAACTACTATGTGTTACAAACTGATTGGCCGGATTTTAGCACTTCAATTAGTTCATCAAGCCCGGTACACAATTTCCTATCCGCTAGATAAAATGTATCGGTTATTTTTCTAGTTCTATCGAATTTAGATTCTTTTGACCACAAATTTGATGTTGATGACATTAGGCAGATCATACATCCAGTAGGTCTAGAGATGAATACATATGCTAATGGCTTTACTTTTTTCCCATCAAATCCAGATACCGTATCTACGAATAAGGTTTTGTAAGGAAAGGATAATGTATATGTAAATGCTTCGTTGCGGCTTTTCGTTTCGATCGTATGTCCATTGACAATTAAGTCTTTGGAAGACATGTACGCGCCGGCATCTTTGATTGAATCCCGAATCGTAAGCTCGGGCATCTCAACTTTCAAACCGTGCAACTCGAAGAATAGTTTCGGCAATTTTTGCCATTCGAAACCCTCTTTTAGTTGGGAGAAGAATAAGTCGTCATTATCAGACCAGTTTGTCATTTATAATTTTTGAACAAGATTGCGTGTAAGAACCTTATGCATTCTTGCGAGCACTAAGTATCTTAGTAAAACACACTCAATAGGTCATTTACAATCAAATGTAGTTCCTGCTTGTATTCGTTGCAATTTGGACCGGCAAATGTAGATAATAAAAGTTTCGCAGTCGAGGTGAAATGCTTGTTTTGTTGCAAATGCAGGAATTGAACCTACTATTTTTCTTTTCAAGAGAAATGCCTAACCATTTGGCATAATTGCGTGTATGCATCTCGGATTTGACTGCGTTGGTGGAGCTAGCCGGAATCGAACCGACTTATTCGTGTAAGCATTAAAGGATGCGTCATAAATGACGCGAGTGGTAACGCTAATTACTTGATTTTAACCTTTAGCCCCAGAGTGTAATAAAAGTTTACGCAGTCGAGGTGAAATGCTTGTTTTGGTACGTAATATAGGAATTGAACCTATTGATGTTTTCGTGATAGGAAAACGCTCAACCATTGAGCAAATTGCGTGTAAGCATCTCGAATTTGACTGCGTTAGCGCGGGTGCGTGGAGTTGAACCACGGCGTGTAAGCTTTGCTTGATGTATCCTTCTGAGGGGACACGAGTAAAAAAGCTGAATGTATCTGATTAAATGTCAGGCGAAGCACCGAGCTTCTATACACCCGCAAGAGTTTAAGCTATCGAGTAATAGTGCTTTTTGGTTGTCCAGATACTCCGATCTGGACGTACGTTATTCCTAGCGTGTAAGCACTATATGTTGATAACTTTAGTGGGGCTTTAGGGAGTTGAACCCAAGCGTGTAAGCTTCACAAAGATGCATCCTTTTACCGGGACGCGAGGGATAAAGCTGAGTTTTCCAACTTATGTAGTAGGTGCGGAACCGATCCGCTGTGAAGCCCCATGTAGAAAATATATCTAACTATTAGTAGAATTCGAAAAAATATTCGATTTCGAACCGGGAGGGCATTCTGTCTGAATCCCAGCCTCTGTCAAACTCGTTTTCTTCTTCTGGTATTTATTGGAGTGAGGCTAAGGTCTCTCGACTGTAAATGAATAGTCAACATAAAGTATTATCAGTGCAATTATTATCTAATGATGAGCATGAAGTGAAATTTAACAATGCGCATTTGCCGTGCAATCTTTTAGATGCGTTATCATAAGCGAACGCAGCATCTATTTCGTTGTCAAAACTACCAAGATGGATTTGCTGTCCTTCTGAGGTTATGTAAGCGAACCACTTTAAATCTCTTCTAAAAAAGCACACCCCTTTATATTTAGAGGATCCGGCCCACTTTCTTCTATTAATCTGATTTTCTGATCCTAGACATATTCTAAGATTATATCTTTGATTATTAGTTCCATTATGGTCTATGTGGTCAATATGCACTTTGGAATTTGTGATACCAAAGATCACTCTGTGCATTCTTATAGTTTTCTTATTCTCTTTGCGTTGAGCATAATATACATCCCAGCGCTTATCATAATAAGCGTACCATTTATACTTATTTACCGATTCAAAATCATCGTCATCTACAAGCGCAACCTGTCCTTGTGTTAATTGAATTTCTTTCATTAAGCCACTAGAACTCTATTGAACGCAGAAATATCAAGCTTAATCATTATCTCCGAACCAAATTGCACATCAGATTGATATTGAGAATATTCTTTACAGCCCCATTCATTATTCTTGGTTCTGTAAAGCGATACAGATTTCCAAGTTCCGATGGACGGTTCGATTGCAGCAGCGGCCGCAATCACATCGTGCAAGGCTTTCCCGCCCGGGTGCTTCTTGAAGTAATGATTCATCCCAGCCTTAATGAAGTCAAGACCTGGGTGCGCTCCACTTGGGATCATCTCATTCGCTTCTGGGCTGTGGATAATTCCGTGGCAAACATTTTTTGGAACGAAATTCCTAACTTCAATTGGAGGGCTAATATCTCTGGTTAGATACTCGGCCGCTCGCCAATCACCACCTAGATTGAAAGTTGGGCAGGTAAGCCGTCCATCGAACTTGGCCAATCGAAATTCTGGAGGCACGATATTGTCACCAGCAAATCCTCCTTGGCAAGTCCATTTTGAAAAGAATGATCCTTGTGATATCCTTCCGCCATCTGGAATGTTGGTCATGGCGTGAGCGGCATCTGCAATGTTTGTTAGAGCAGCTCCAGTCACCAAGTGAAATTCTCGTGGCTCGAAAGATATTCCGCGCGGTGGAATTATGACGTCATGAATTACTTCAGTTGCCGTTCCATCAGGATCTTGATCTGGGACTCTACCCAACCAATCATAATGGAATTGAGACACTCTTGGTTTATCCCCTTTTGGAGTTCCAACCCCAACAGGAATCTTTTTACCAAGAAGATTCAATACATGTTTGACAAGGCCAACTTGATCTTTTCCGCCCGGATGAATGGTGACTGCCACTAGATTAGATCTCGGATGCGTTGCGAGCAATGCCATCGCAAATACATCATCAGGATCTGCAGTCTCCATATCGAAGAGGAAATTAGATATCATCTGTATTATCCAACTCGAACTCTTGGCACTTGCCATCAATGTTTCTCAAATGACATGGATGAGAAGTCACTTTGCTACCGCCATTTACATAATCACGTTCTATTTTAACAGACTTAGCACAGCGTAATGACTTAACCCCTTCCTGGCTATCTACAATTACATATCCAATTAGTTTCATTTCTTCTTGAATAGGCATGTCATACTTCTATTGCTTCTATTTCTTGTATTCAAGCTTACAAAATCGATATGACTTTGCAGATAGTTCATCTCGTCAATTGTCATATACATACTATGTATATTATCTGGATTCTTTCTAATGAAATTTTCAATCATTGATAGAGTGCTGTTTGCGGGAGTTGCTCTAAACTCTGGATAGACATTCGGCAATGAAGTGTGCAAATCTTCTATTACGTAATATCCACCAGGCTTAACAAATGGAAACAGGAAGCCGAAGCTTACCTGCTGTTGTTCCATGTAATGACCGCCATCATCAACAATGATATCGAAGTCCCCGCCATGAGTATCAATGAAACTTTGTAGCTGGCTACGATTGGCCTGATCAGCCACGAATGTTTTCACTATATCAGTGTCATATTCGTTTTTTGGTTCTATATCAATTCCAAATACGCTAGCTTGTCTAAAGTAATTATTCCAGAGTTTCAATGAATCTCCGTTGTAAATACCTATTTCCAATATTCTAATTGGTTTGTACATGTACTGAAAAAAGAAGCGCTCATAAATCTCAACGAAATTATGATCATGTGCTCCTTTATCAGTGCTATTAGCTAGCGCAGATAAATCACCAAGATGAACATTAACGGATACGGAAGGGTTCATAATGTAAAACAGGATTGGCTAATTGCTGAAGTTTGAAGGCTTATGGTTGATGGCTAAAATCTGAACAATCTAACTTCTAACCGCTAGTTTATCTATCGGTAACATTCGCCAGTTGTATTATTATTCCTGGTACTTTACACAAGTTCAAGGGCACCATTACCCTTGAGCAGGGCCGGCCGAAGCCGGCTTACTCACCCTTCCGTCCGAGTCTTCAAATGGTCAGTTTGACCACTTGGTTAGCTAATTCGACAGATCCATTCAGGGAATCAAACTCTTCCTGAAGACTGTCCGCCAGCTCTGCTCGCTTTGCTTCTGGCAGCGCGCAGACGGTGGTTGATGTTTTGAGAATATACTTATCAGTATTCTCATCCCAAGATCTTTCTTGGTTGACGGCATTTTCAGTTGTCTGACATGGGAGAGCTCTCACCCAAGCAATTCTTCCCTTGAGTTCTTGCAGAACTCTAACTGCATGAGATAAGGAAATCTGGTTTCCTTTGTACTCAACCGTATTCTCCGCATTTGCAGCAGCCAATTTGCCTTGCAATGCCGCCAACTCAAAGCTTGCAACATCAGCTTTGGTCAACATCTCAGAGAAGGAGAATGCAGCTTGCTCACCTAACTTGTAAATCAGTGAGCTTTCGGCACGCTTGCGCGCTTCCGAGATCTGATTCTTTAACTTGCTTGCATATCGCAGCGCCTGTGAAATTGAAACTTCTGTCATAAATCCTCTATATACCTTTACCACATTTTAGTCTGTGCTCGTAACAATGATTTGAGAATTCTACAGGAAGTGATTGGCACTGATCTCCGTTCTCAAATCTATGTATACAAGTAAATGTATGTTTCTTAATCCAATCTTCCTTGGTAATTAGTTTGTTACTGATATTGCAAGGAACATCTTTAGCATCTGTTTCAACGCCACATTCACAACACTTAAACGTGACGTAATACTCTGAAGACCCATCATAAAAAGAACGTGATGTTTGATATAAATCATCTTGCTCTACCAAAAGAACAGCACCGCAACCACCATTGCCATTTCCGGCTCCGGTACACGTAAATTCTTTGGACCAACCATTTTGTGGACGCCCTGGAATTATAACCTTCATTGATTATCTTTGTCAAATAAATTGTTCTGGGAACGATCGGTAATCATTCCCAGAACAGGTTCAGTTACCCAGCGAGCCAACTGGAGAGAAGATGCATACCGAATGGAGTCTTCGGACGGAGAAAGATTCGGTTGTATGGAGTCTCTTCCGTAGATGCATATCGATCGACAATGAAGTCTGCGAAGTTTGCATTCGGATCTGCCGCGATGTTGGCAACTCCTCCTGTACGTACCGCCTCAGTTACCCAAGTGCGAACGTCAGTCTCTGTGGCATCGAAAGAAACGGGGTCGCGAAGATCTCCATTGTTTCCTGCCCAAGTAACGTTTACGATTGCTTCGTTAGCTGCAATTTGTGTATCCATGTTATCCTCCTATGAGCGCAACCTTAGTTGCTTTAGTAATGAGAGAGTTCCCTTAACTTGTCCATCCAATCCCAATTATTTGGGATTAGTTCAACTGTGACAATGTGTCTAGCATATGTTCCTTTATCATTATCAAAGAGACATAATACTTGTGAATCTGAGCTTAGAATGGGCCAGTTTAGGTGTTTCCCCAGTGCGGCCTCGATGGCCGCGAAAGTTGTTGTATCGGTGTATGATGGTCCGGGATAACCACTCCCTGGATGAGTATGAGCGAACCCGGTTACTTTATCACGATTTTCCCAAATTACATCCCAAAGATCGCGGCTATCTGGAAGTGCTCCGCCATTGCGATCGTGAGGCGTGTGCCAATGTATAACGGAATTATTTGGACCAAGCAATATTCCGGCTTCTTGCATGATTATTTTTTCCTAATCTACATGTCTGTAAACAACCAAGAGACGATCTCTTATAGCTTCTCTAATTACAGAAGGTAAGCTTTCAAGAGTGAAAAATGTGTCACCCTTTTCTCCGGTATGATGATCTGTAAGACAAATTCCAGAATCAATTATTCTTAGTGTTTTCTCATCACAAACACATTCAAATCTTCTTTGTTCTAGCCTGAATCTAACAACCATCTCGCCGCGTCTGGGTGCTCTTCGATGATCAAGATAATGAGCACCACCTACTGCTAAAGCCGCTCTCGCAGCTTCACCGAAGTCAATCTGAGCAAGTTCTCGTCGCGTCTCGGCATTGCCAAGATTTGCGATTAGTGCTTGTCGTCTTTCTTCCCGAGCACGGCGCTCTTCCTCTTCGCGTCGAAGACGTTCAAGTTCTTGACGGCGGCGCTCGGCTTCAATTCTCTGCCACACTTCCATGCGGAAAGCCGCATCCAAAGCAGGCACTACACTTTTGATACCCCTACATTGATAGAAATCGGTAGGATTATCAAGAAAAATTTCCATTACTTCATCTTCTGGGCCAATAGGCATTTCCTGTTGCTTGAAAATTAGAGGGCCATCATCACAGGTACGCCCGGCAGAAATCCGCACAAATCGGTCAAGGCCATCTTCTAGCATAAAAACAGGCTCAGAATTGGCTGCAATCGTCTTTGGGTCAGGATCAACCCGAGCATCATCGAGTACCAAGCGGTCACCCACAAGGTACCCGGTAACTGTGTTGCTCAGGATATTGGGATTGGCCCCAACTGCCGAAATCTCGTAGCGTGTGGCTTTTCGCCCGGAAATAGTAAAGGAATACCAACCATGTTCGATTGGTAGTCTGTTCTCAATATTCCAGACTTGTCCGTTGAGGCAGAGAGATCTCCCGCCAGTCCAAGGCAAAGTAATGCTGTTGCCTTCAGTCTCTAGAAGATCTCTCCATCCCATTTGTTACCTACAGTCGAGGATTGTTATTCACTTAGATAAGATTGTATGAAAGTAATTCCACTAACACAAGATCAAGTGGCGTTTGTTGATGATGATATGTTTGAATATCTTAATCAGTGGAAATGGTACGCCGATAAGTGTGGAAACACTTATTATGCTTGTCGTAATGTATACAATTTTGGACCAGAAAGAAAACATATAAGGATTAAAATGCACCATGCTGTATTTGGGCGTAACGTTCAAATAGACCATGCTGATGGAAACGGTTGCAACAATCAAAAAGAAAATCTAAGAGAGGCTTCTTCACTTGAGAACAGCAGAAATCGTAAAAAGAATACGGGCTGTTCTAGTAAATACAAGGGTGTTTATTGGAATAAATCACACCAAAAGTGGGAAGCCTCAATTAGGGTCGGTAAGCCTCTGCGGGATGGCCGTCACTGCAAAATGTATTTAGGTAATTTTGATAGTGAAATTGAAGCCGCAAAAGCTTATGATCAACAAGCGATTAAGTTCGGTGAATTTGCCAAACTAAATTTCGCAATCAACTCGCCCACGCAGGTTTGTGTAGCAAATCAACCTTGATGATCTTATCCACCAAGGTTTCTCGAACAAACGAGTATGCAGCTGCCGGAGCTTGTCGAACCGGAGTTGCCGCAATCAAGTTTCGAAGAGTACGCGGAGTTGCATAAACATCTTCAAATGTTCGATTGTCGATATTGAAGCAAGGAATATTAAGCTTTGCTGCCGTATCAACAACACAAGAACCACGGTCACCTGGCACTTTGATCAAACCAAAAGCCATTGGGCGAAGTCCGGAATTCCGAACATCATTCTCGAAGGTTGGGTGTTGACCTTCATCACCAACGAAGACAATGATTGAATCTTCGTCATCCTTTGGCTTGAATTTAGATATATGGCGTACACCACAGCCGTAATCTGTTCCACCGCTTGCACGGAAGCCCATGAAAGCATTGTCGATACCAGCCTTACTTGCAACTCGTAGAGGAACTTCACGAGCTTGTGTGTTGAATACACAAGCGTGAATATGATCAAGTGGAATTCCTTGAACGAATTTAGCCACATATTGTTTTGCCATTTCTAAAGAAGCATTCATAGAACCAGAGATGTCTACGACGAAATAGATCCTGATTCCTTTAATTACTTCTTCAGCTGCTTTCTTGATGGCATTATCAGCACCATCTTGTAACTTCTCCTTGATTTCATTTGAAGTTACATTGCGTGCAATATTGGCTGAGCGCATATCTTCTGAATTCTTGATAGCGCGTTCCCAACGAGCCTTGATGTCATGAACATTAAGTAGTCCTAACTCTTCAAGAGTAGGAGTTCGAATGATCAAGTCCTTATCAGACATGAGATTCGCCTCAATGATTGATGCCATGATTGCGCGGGTCAGACCAATATTCTTCGGCAACATGCCCTCAACTCGCTTGAGGCCAATGCGCTCGGATTGAATCCGCTCACAGATTTGCTCTTCGTTTAGGCCTTCCCAAGACTCTGCCTGAGTGACCGCAACTCCAATAGCCATCTCACGACGGCCATCTTCTGCTTGCTTCTGCTTCCAGCGCAGAAGCTCGAAGAACTTAGGAGATGTTGGCTTGTAGCCGACACGCTGTGCGAGGCTCATGACGGTGCTTCGGAAACCAGCCTTGATCAAACCCTCAAGCAACTTGGGGTTCTCTTCACGATACTGCAGCCACTTATCAACAGTCTTTGCCCAGCGCCCAATGAACGGCTTGCGATCGGAGCGAAGACTTGGCGATACATCCAAGCAGCAACTTCTGGGAAGATGCCAGCTTCACGATATTCACCCAAGACCGCGCCATTGGCGGTGACGATCTTCTTGTCTTCGCGTAGGATTCCGATTTGGGTCTTGGTGGTTTTCTTGCCAGTTTTCGCTAGCTTATAAACCAACTTCTGCCCGCCCACGATCTTGTGCGTAACAGGTTCCCATCGAACGCCAATTATGTATAAGGTGATCACTATACGCCAGTACTGTCTGTAGAATTCTTTCTGCGGGCCCTAGATTATCTTTGTCCATTTTTATTCTCTTTTCGCCTCTTGCGAGTTCTAATTCTGTGGCAATTTGCGCAAACTAATTCACATTTTTCAATCTCAGCCAATAATAAAGGCTCAGATCCCTTATAGATCATAGCCGATACCTTATCTATTTTTGTTTCTGGATTTATGTGGTCGAAATCCATAACCTCGACCGGAAATTTTTTGCCACAATCACAACAAGGACCAGTTTTTAAACTGTCCAATAATAAACGTAACTTTTCATACTGACGTTTATTGCTTGCTATGATATCTGCTTTACGATCAGGATAAACATATGATCTAAAAATTGCATCACATGGTTTGCACCGTGGTGCACGATATCCCAATGCTAAACCAACGAAAATTATCAGTTGGTTTTGTTTGTAGACAGTCAATACAACGGCGCATTCGCATCCATTTCATTGGTTTCTACCTAACTCTTCTAGTGTCTAGAATCCATCATCTTCCGTAGCCCAACTTGTCAGTGAAATCTTCTGCCAGAGTTTCCGTGTCCGCAATTCCGTAGAAGTAATTCATCCCATGAAAGATTTCATGCGCAAAGACAGTCTTGAAATACTTGCTGTTACGATTTGACAAAGAGAAGGTATGCCACTGAATACTATCTGTGTAACCATCAACCGCAACATTTCCTTCTGCAATCGTTCGATTGTAGAAACGGTACTTAGTATCGTTCAAACACCGGTAGTCTTTGGTATCAGGCAGCAATGAAGCTTCCCAATGGAAGTTTTTTACTAAAGGCCTTCCCATTTCATGCGCCGCTATGAAGCCATTGTAGTTTTCGATCACTCTTGAGCAGACGGTATTAAGAGTTTTTATGTCTTGATCTGTAAGTTCAGACCTTACCAACCTTCCATTGATCTTCTCGACATTCTCCACGATAGTGACACCGCAATCTAGAGTCACAGGAGTTTGTAACAATTCTTCGGGCAATGGCTTGATATGTCCCTTTACTTGCGCGAAGGCGGTGTTAGTTACCAGAAGAATTAAAAGAAGTAATGCTTTCATAGCTACTCCTTACTGACATCAACTACGATTGGCGGTGTCCCAACAAGTTCCGTTCGCTTCCGGGCGATGGCACTAACCAGCGCAGCGGCCGAATTGAGTTGAATTTCCTTCTTGTCCTCAAGGTGGGCGCAGAGCGCGCAGAGCCCGAACAGGATGTCGCCAAGCGATTCATTGTATTCGGCTATCGATCCAGAATCCACCAGGCCATCCACACCAGACCTGATTTGCCTGAAGATTTCCTTGCGGTCGAGTTCGGTGTAGCTTTTCGCTACGCTCTCTGCCTGATTCCAAATTGTCTCAAAGTGCATCATTTTCTTGTCACCAGTTGGGTTTGCCCGTCTGTATTAAGAATCAGCAATCGGTTTCCCTTAGCCTCTTCTTCATCAACAAAGGCCTCAAGGCCGACGGCACGGCGGATGGTTGAAGTTACGGTGTTTCCACGCCGCGCCGCCAAAGCCTTCAATACAAGCAATTCGTCTTCCGGTATGTTGAAGGTGACCTTCACGATGTTAGCCATACAACCAAGATACTTCTTAAAGCTGTATGCGTCAATATCTTTTACTGCGAAAGTATGGTTCTAAAAAATCGGCTGGCCGTTTAGATGTGGCAGTCCACAACCGTTAGCCAATGATCATCCGGCACTTCGGCAATCAGGGCGGTGAATTGCTTATCCCAATCCGCCTCATCCATTTCGTTGGCGACGCAAGCAAAACAATGCATCTCTCCACGTTGTGACCATTTCCTATCGCGCAAGAAACCAAAGCATGAGAATGGAGATGGGGTATTAGCCCATACCAAAGGATCTCCGGCGGTTTCCGGCACACCAACCATATTAATAAAATGTCCCCAAATGTTGGTTTTGATAGCTATTGATACCGGATGTTCTGCTGGAAGCTTCTTAATGTAATCATATAACCTTATTGTGTTTGGGTTGGAAGTTCTCTGAGCTTCCCATTCAGCTTCGACCTGTTTCCAATTCTCACTAGCTGCCTTGAAGATTGCTTTAATTTCTTCGTGAGTGCGATGTGTCTTACCAGATAGCTCATCTAGCGCTTCATTGATCAACTTATTCCGATTATCAGAAGTCTGTTTGATCATTCCATCCCAATCAACTTCATCTTTGCGTACGGAATCAAAACCCCTTTCGTCATACAAAGATCCCATGACACCAGGCCTGCCGCGCTCACATGGGTAATTATGGCCAAGCTTTGGTTGAAGCATCCCAGACCATCTGCCGCCAACAGCCCACCAGTCCCACTTCTTGTTTGGATTTGTTCGCTGGACAACCTTTATCACTTCATTATCTTTGTTGACAGTTATGTATCCATATTTGTTTAGGCCAACAAAATCTTGAACATCATTCTCTGGTACAATTGAATAACCATAATAGTCTTGTGAAAATGTTAGTAAAGACTTTTGACGAGGCTTTTCTTCATATTCGGAACGAAGTTCTTCTGTCCTATCGATGTCCTGAATAAACTCATCGTCTGATCCTGTACATTCGAATTCATGAAACGGAGCTAGTTGATAACCAACATTTTCATCGTTTGCCTTCTCGGATGTTACGACCAATACGGTAAAATGACTCATGGTATTATCTCACTTCTAGAATTGTTGCCAAGATGATATGTCCAAAATGTCCACTCACCATTTGCTAATTTGGGACGATGTTCACATTTATGCTGGCCGCAGAGACCATCGCAAGGATCGCATCCGGCATCCACGCAGCATTCGTAATAATAGCATGTATCGCAAATCCATCGGCCATCTTCGCACTGTGTATGCTTTAGCTCATATTCGCCCAGAATTCTAGTTGGCGGATCATCGCCATGATAGGCGATGACATCTGAACAGCCGGTCTGACACATGTTGCAGGGGCAGAAGTCGCAGAACACTAAACCTCACTTACGTCCATGGTTTTCCTCACTGATACCCTTGACACATAGAACTTGCTTGAGAGTATGTACTATTGAAACTAAGTCTGCTTGTGCAGCCATGACATCTTCTATTGGCTTGTACGCTCCTGGTGTTTCATCAATTACATCAGATTCAATACGGCATTCTACGCCTTGAACTGCTGCTCGATGGTCCTTCAAACTGAAGGTGTTGCGCGCTTCGGTGCGGCTCATCTTTCGCCCAGCACCATGAGATGCTGAACAAAAGCTTTCTCTATTGCCAAGGCCGCTCACAATAAAGCTCTTGTCTCCCATAGATCCTGGGATAATTCCAAGTTCGCCCTTACGAGCGCTGATGGCTCCTTTGCGAGTAACCCATACTTTCTTGCCAAAATGGAATTCATTTTGGACATAGTTGTGATGACAGTTGACCTGAAGATCAGTTGCCTCGAACTTTGGAATGCCTTTGCAGCCCTTCAAAGTCTTGAGTACAGTACGCATCATCAAGTCACGATTCATAGCCGCAAATTGCTGAGCCCATTTAACTGACTCAATAAAGTCATCAAAATACAAACTATCCTCTGGTAAAAACGAAAGGTAGATATCTGGCAAGCTATCATTAAAGAACCACTTGATAGCCTCGCGCTTTGCAAGGTCGATGAAGTAAGATCCAATACGATTACCAACACCACGGCTTCCCGAATGTAGCATTACCCATACGCTATCATCTTCATCCAAACAAAGTTCGATGAAATTATTTCCAGTTCCAAGGGTTCCTAATTGGTTCTCTGGTGGCTGACGCGTTTTCAGTCTTGCATGCTTGGCAACAATCTTCTGATAGCCTGGCTCTAATTCAGCCCAGGCAATTTCTACGATTGAAGGTACTTCCCCGCGCCATGAGCCAATGTCATGTACGCCGCCATTATCAGATCGTCCATTTGGAACAGCTGCTTCAATTTCAGAACGGATTGCAGCCAAGTCTTTCGGCAAGTGAGATCTCTTTAATGTGGTTTGAACACAGGCCATTCCACATCCTATGTCAACTCCAACAGCCGCTGGAATGATCGCAGTGGTCGTTGGGATAACAGAGCCGATAGTAGCCCCTTCGCCAACGTGCACGTCAGGCATTGCCGCTACATGGCGGAATATGAATGGCATATTGGCAACGTTGAAGAGTTGCTTCTGCGCGCCTTCTTCTACAGTAACCCCAACAGTCCAGGACTTGATTGGAAATTTAGCTCCAGTAATTAAGTTAATGTTATCATGACGATAAACATTCATGTTTGAGTAATCGTTTGCCATATTAAATTTATTGCGAGCATACGCCCGCTATCCCGATTGTCTAAGACAATCCCACATTAATTATATAATCGAATCTTGTATATTACAAGGATATGAGGACCAGAATTCTCGACCTAAATATTAGCGTAGTGTTTTGGGTTGAATGTATTTGTTTTGGGCGCTTCGTATCTTGGTTTTGGTTTTACTTCGAGTCTTGAGATTTGGATTTGTTCCTGCCCACAAATTGAAGTGAATACTGTGAAGAATATGCCAGGAACCAAATCAATCTCGAATAATCCAATTGCCTCACCAACATAATACCTATCTCCGTTTTGGTCTATCATTGGATGTATATCGATAGAGAACCTTCCGTTGTTTATAGCGACCCCGCCGCTGCCTCTGGCCTTACTGCGCCGCGATGGATCGATTGGGCCTATTTGAAGTTCTTCAGCTCCTGATTCAGCCAGGAACACCATGAATGATGCCCCCTTCTCAAACTTCATAATCGCTGGAAATTGTAGTTTTCCGATGAAGTAAGGGTTACCGGCGTTATCTTTTGGAACCCTTATCAAGTTGATTGGGCACTTGGCTTCAGGATCAATTTGTAGATTTTCCATTATCAATTTCCGTTCTTGGTTTGTTTTTTGAGACCAACAATTAATCTGGTAAGAGTTTCTGATGGTATTTGTCCAATGAATTTACCAGAGGAACAAATGATAGTAACCTTTTCCACTTGAGATATTTTACAAACACCTCCATCTCTTCCTTGTTTTATTTCGTATCCTGTAATTATTCCACTTTTAATACACAAAGATAAAGCCTTCTTGAACCGATCTATCTCCAAACCAGATTTGGCTCTGCTCTCGAATTTTGAGAATATTACAGAACGTGGAACAACTTTTCCTTCTTTGCAACAATCTTGGAGTACAGAGATTAGAATTGCCAGATGATCTTCTTGCATCAAAAATCTCGCTCTGGTCTGAAGATATCACTTCCGGTTGTTAGTATAGTTCGAAGTCTTTCCCTTTCTTTCTTATCAGCGAATAGAGGTACATCAAAATCCAATATCCATTTGTGGTGCGTAACCTCTCCCTCTGCTGTTTGGACTAGCCTGGGGGCTACGTACGCGGCAGATCCATGATGGAATGATGCCGGAAAATCATCGAGCGATATGCCGGCATCGTCAAGTATCTTCTTGCGCTCCTCTACACCTACACCATTTAAAGCGGCACTGCGCCCTATAAGCGAGTAGATTGATTCATCAATGGCGTACTGCATACAACAAAACTGCCTATACATTATGTAGTTTATTACTTCGCTAATATTTGGAATACCAAATACATTTGCTTTAAAAGCTATACTGCCTTCAAGCTCTGGGGGCTGGTCGATTTCCCATAGTTGATTCATGAACTCGTAGGTTGCCATCGATGCTGATGACGAGCACATGTCCTGAACATCATTTCCGAACCAAGGATCTTCATCTTCGCTGCGGTCATTGCGCAGAGCAATTATGATCTTGTCCGAGTATTGGTAGCCAAATACCGCGCCGTCAATTTGCTTGACGAGAGATAACATGGTTCCGTTGAACATCGCCATTGTTTTATGACAGAAAGGCTTCTGTATATTTTGGGTGGCTCTTGAAAATGAGCGACCATCAATTTTTATTATAACTGGGATTCTACTGATTATTCTCTGCGAAGTAGATCCCTCATAGGCTATCATTCTCTGCTTTAGTGTTTGAGCCATACATTCTCGATGGCTCCATATTCAGGGCGCGTTGCCTGGTTCAGTACTCATGGGAGCCCTACCTCTGTAATATACCTCTACATTCTTGTTTCTTTGCGCATGAATATCAATCATTGAATCAGAGGAGATTCCGCATCCTGGACATTTTGTCCGCAAGATTGCCCCATCTTTTCCATGAAAATCAAGTTCACTTCCGCAAATACTGCAAGATAATAGCTTGTTCTGTGTTGATTGCATAATGCTATATTCTGGCATAGAACATGCCATATGTCAAGGCAATGTTTCCGGCCATTTGGCCAGTTACCAGATGAGGTATTTGGGCGGCACTGTTTCGGTTAGCCAAACGTTGTTGGTTGAGCGTTTGAACTGATAGCCGTCCGCTGACATTTGTTTTGCGCTAATAGTCAAGACACAAGGATTCCTACGCCGCTTCTTTGCGATGTCAAGCGCTTTATCTTTGTCATCGAACAGATGAACATCATGGCGTTCCATCTTCAACAATCCAAGTTCTGATATTCTTTTATTGTTTTCGTTAGATGTTCCGTGATAGAGAAACTCTGGTGGTTCAATTATCTCATATCCAAGATCAACATCAATCGAATGTCCCTGGCTAGCGCGAATGTTCTTTTTGTTCTCGCTGAATTCGAAGCGTTTCTTATCATTCTTTTCAACAACTTCTTCTAGCTCAGACAAATTCCATTTGATAGATTTAAGAAGATTATTTACTGATACCCACCCTTGCTCATCAAGAGTTAGCCCAGCTTTAGATGGATCATGTCTTAGAATAAGGCTAAGGTATTTGCTTCTTTTTATTAGTTCTTTTGATTCCATTATTTACCATCTTGAAAGAGATATTGATAGTTGGTTTTCTTGAGCCCATTTCTGAATGATTTTGAATTCTTCAGATGTTGATTGTCTATTACGCATGCCGCGTACCTGTGATATTTGCCTGCCCCTAACCTCAATGGTAACGGCTCTATCACCATTAAATGTCATTGACCATATTGAGCAATGGCCTTGTTCGATAGACCACGAATAAGAGAGTACACAATGCTTAAGTGCAGAGCCCTCGGCATGAAGTAGTTTCGATGTTAGGATTTCATTGATGTCACAAGTTAAAGTAACAGAGTTACCATCTGCAGTGCGATGCTTGAATTCGTAATGCCCCGCCTTAATACCAGATGGCTTATATTCTTTCCCAACAACAGCCCTGCGCTTTGCAAGGTCTGCGTGCCACTCCTCCATCCCGCGCATCATTGCTAGAACACTGCGCCCCTTCATAGAGAAGTCTTCTCTAAACCCTCCTTCTGCGATTGGCCGGTTATAGCGATACCAAATATAATCACAGAGCGGCCCGAACTGCTGCATGTCCATCATTGGATTTCGTGAGAACCAATGAATAACAGAATCGAGAAATGTTTCATCTCTGATGCTTGATAATTTATTACCAGCATCGCGCATCATCAAAGCCTTCAATAGCCTCTTATCCCCGCCGTGGCTTTGAATCTGTACACGCCTAAGCGCATTCATGAATGTGCTATCTGAAGTTGAATTTAGAAATTCATGACATTGTTTATTGGTTAATGTAACCGGAAATTCTCCGGACTTGCACATCTTTGCAAAGCTATCTCCACGGGCTATTTTGATGACAGCCAGAATTATTGCATGTTCTCCTATTGGGCATCCATCAACAGTATTTAGAAGGGCACGTGCCTGCGTAACTGATCCTGGTATCTCTGGTCTTGGTTCGGCACAGTAATTAAAGACTCTAAGATCGTTGCGAACAACATCTTGTTCCCAAAAGGCAGACCAAATAAATTGCGGCGTTGAAAATTTTGCCAGCAAATGATCGCAAAGAGAATTGAAGATTGTAGTCTTTCCCTTGCCGCGAGGTTCCCAGTCCTTGATGTGCCTGAAGTGATCCAGTATGCTTACGAGGCGCACTGCATGTATATATTCTTTATCCAGGAGTTTCGGCGCTTTTTTCTCAATGGCCAGCCAGAACTCGGTTGGTTCTTCACCTATAGATTTATCTTCACCTATAAATTTAATAGAATCCAATAATGATCTCTTCTTGTTATTATTCGCAATAGCTTCTTCGACGAGCTGGTTTTCCTTTTCAGCCTCGGCATCGAGACGCAGCTTTATCTGGCGCTCTTCGGCGCGTTGCGAATTGACCCAATCTCGGGTCGCTTCTCTACTCGAACGTTTCATGGTGTCCTTGGGAGGTCAATAGGGTGCGGGGAGGCCCGAGCCATTGCGAGGAAATCTGCCTCAGATATTAGTTCTGTTCCCAGCTTACGAGCGGCATGAGCTTTGGCACTCGCGCTGGACGTATCATCTATAACTAGGTACGTGGTACCTTTGCCAACTGACTTATCAACTTCACCGCCTCCAGCCGTCACCAAACTCTGAAGTTGCTTGCGTGGCGTTTCCATTGTGCCAGTGAAGGCGAAGTGCTTGCCAGTGAATGAGCCATTGATTTTTGCTTTAATGGTCACCCCAGCGCTAAGGATGTCCTCAATTCTTTCTTCGTTTTCTTCCAGTCCATCTAGAAGAGCGTTGGCCCGCTTCGATCCAAACCCAGAAACTTGTTCCAGCCGATGTGGTGAGAGTGCACGTATCTTGTCCAGAGTATCATAGCCGGCATTCATAACTGACTTCACTGTAGAAGTTGCCACACCATCAATGCAGAGGCCGCCGAGGAAGTTCTCCAGAGTTACTGCGCGGTACTTGTCAAGTTCCTTCAAAAGTTTCTCAGCGCCCTTATCGCCCATGCGTTCGAGGCTGGTGATATCTGAAGCCTTGAGCCGATACATGTCAGCGATGTCAGTGACCTTGCCGGCTGCGATGAGTTTGGTGAGGATTGACTCTCCCCATTCAAGAATACCAAGTTCCTTGATCCATTTGTTCAATCTGCCGATAACCTGTGCTGGGCAGGTCTTTTTGTTCGGACAGCGAACGTATTCGCCCAGGCGCGTGGTTTTGGTACCGCAATCAGGGCAATGTTCTGGGATTCCAAAATATCCGTTGTTTGGTTTGGTAACTTCTTTGACGCACGGAATTACATCATTAGCCCTGGTCACCAAGACTTCTGCACCAATATTGACGCCGAGTTCTTTTACCAGAGAAAAGTTATGTAGGGTTGCCCTCTTGATTTTTGCTCCGAGCAATTCAACTTCTTCGAACTCAGCAACCGGAGTGATGATGCCAGTATCGCCAACTTGGCACACGATGTCTGTAACAATGGTGCGAGCTTCGGGAGCTTCGAATTTGAAAGCGATGGATCCTTTGGGGCCTCTTCCTTCATCACCAAGAGCGTATCGATCTGCGCGATCATTGATGTGACCAACAAGACCATCAATGTCGTAGTCAAGACCATCGCGCGTCTTATCCATGTATTCCTGCCACATCTTCTTCAGATCTTTGACAGTACCCACTACGTAATTAGGGGTCTTGAAACCAATACTCTTCAACCAATCGTAGGCTTCAACTTCAGTCTTGAACTCTTTGCCTTCGATGGTGTACGCAAAGATGGTGAGATGTTCGCAACCATCTCCATCAGAACGCTTTGCCATTCCGGTAGCGTTGCGCGTATTCGCCATTTCCGGCAAATACTTTTTCCAAATCGAACGCAAAAGAATTACTTCCCCTCGGATGTGACCGGAGAATCCTTTGATTTCAAACGGAACCCCAGACATCTTTCGCACGTTTCGTGTGATGTTTTCCCCGATATCGCCATCACCACGAGTAGCACCGCAGATCAACTTACCTTTCTCATACTTCAAGCTGATGGACATTCCATCCATCTTCTCGGTTAGAAGAATGAACTTTGGGCCATTACATTTCTTGAACCAAATATCAAGTTCTTCTGGCGTATTCGCCTTGTTCAGCGAAGCCATTGGAACTTCATGCTGATACTTTGGCCAGTTGCCATCCGCAGGCGGCGGTGCCCCAATACGAGTAAGCGCATCATGAATACGTTCGGCAAGCTGGATATCAGCTTTTGCCTTGTGTTCGCGGCTCAGAAAGTCTTTGGATTGTGAGGCTAGCTGATCTTTCAGACCATCGTACTCTTGATCTGAGACTAAGGAAACGAAGTCGTTGTAATAAGAATTGTCGTACTTATCAATCTGATCAACTAGTTCTTTGAGACTACTAGGCATTAGAATTATCTTTCTTATCAGACCACGACACAATTCGAGGCCTGGGTCGCGGAACTTCCGGTTGCGGTTGTTCTTGCTTCTCTGCTGCTGCCGCTGCTTGCTTCTGGGCTTCCATTTTATCGCGAAGTTGTTGTTTGTAACCGGCAATGGAGAAGTTAGTTTTTGGGTGGAACTCCGACCTCTTGACCGAAGCATCTCCGTTCTTTTGGACTTCGCGCCAAATAAGGTAGGCGTAGAATTGGTTTTGGGCGGCTGCCAGGATGCCACCGAACGGCCCTTTGGTCTTGGACCTGAATTCGCCAACCACTATATAAGGAGGATCAGTGCCCAATCCGCAGCCATATTTAGAGATCACATCCTTCAACTCAGGGACAGTAGTTCCAAATTTGGCAGGGCGTTTTGTCATGATGTCCTTATAATAACTTAGAAAAATTAGACAGTCAACACTTTCTTTCTAATAATGGGGCATAGATAATATGGATTTTGAAAGTCTTTTGAAATATGCCCAGTTGTATTCTGAGGCTGCTAATCATCCCAGAGCTGATTACATGAGAGCCTACATGGCTAATCGGTATCATCAGAAGCGTCAAGAAGTGATTGACCGATTAGGCGGCCGATGCACTCGCTGTGGAAGTACAGAAGGACAATTCCACCTCGACCACAAAGACAAGTCCAAGAAGACCATGCGCGCATCAGACCTTCACTCGGTGAACGATAAGAGATTCGAGAGTGAAATCAAGAACCTCCAGATCTTATGCGAGGATTGCCATAGAGAGAAGACGAAAGAAGCTTGGGACTATTCTACACCAAAGCCTACGCACGGTACATACTGGATGTATCGGAAGCACCGCTGTCGCTGTCCGGCCTGCGTGAAAGCCTACCAAGAAAAGCAGAAGGAGTGGCGCAAGGATCAGAAGAAGAACCGTCACCAGGAACTTCAAAAGATGCTGGCCGAACATTCGTAAGCATACCGGCCACTCGTTCGACACCTTCACTATTAGAAGGGATGATTAGACTTTCCTTTGCGCGCCTGTTGAATCACGTTTCAACCCTTCATTTTTTCGACCCCTTCACTTGTCGGAAGGGATTTGAATTCGGCAACCAACGAGGCTCATGAAGACGTTTCTACCCCTTCACTTGTCGGAAGGGATTTGAATTCAATGCGCGTAAGTTCATTGGAGATGGCGCTGGCTGTTTCTACCCCTTCACTTGTCGGAAGGGATTTGAATCTACCGTT